TTAAACATTTGGTATCCTGTTTCTAGATCTACATTTTCATAGTATACTTTATTAAATAAATCTGAATCCTGACTCATCTCTGTCATGTCATATAAATTAGATTTATTTAATATCCAACTTACAGACTCTGGCATACCTTGCTGTAGGCCATTATAGAATGCTGAGAACTTAGTTTCTCTAGTTCTAAATTTATTAGGCTTAATACCATTAGATGATATTAAATATCTCTTAAATGCTTTAACATCTTCATCTAAAATAAGTTTCTGACCTTGTTTAAATTCTGAAGGAACCATTTGTGAAGCTTCATCTAATTCAAACTCTTCTATTCCATCTTCTCTTTTTTTGTCAAGTTCCTTTGCTATAGCTTCTATGTCTGCATTTGTATATTCATTCTTAGTACCTAGCATTATTTTAAACCTCTGTCTAGAAACAGTTTGTTGATATACGGCATTTAATAATGCTTGTATTTCTTCACTAGGAGCTTTGCTTGGATTAATGTAATTACCCATAAATGCTTCTGTAGAAGGCATGATAATATCTTTAAACTGAGATGAATCTAAAGCACTATTAAAGCTTGTTCCTGATTTGCCTACACCATGCTGATAGTACATCATGATTGAGAACAAATTAAATATCTCACTTATTCTTTTATCCTTAGATGCAATTACAGGATTGTTACTTGGGTTATCTAATTTTTGGATAGAGATATCTCCAAGCTGTCTAATCTGATTGTAGTAGTCTTGAGCTAGTGCTCCTTTTACATCTGATCTATTATTCAATCTAATTATTCTAAATCCTTCTCTGTTTCTTTGTGGAGAAATTTGAGTAAGGATTGGGAATCTATCAAATAGTGCCGGGTAATTTTCTAATGAATCAATTAACTCTAATACATTATTGGTATAACTATATTTAGTTCTACCCATAATATAATATGGGTTATAACTATTTGATAGTGCTCTCTCAGATATATATTGAATATATGCTTGATCTATATTACCATCATTTTTTGCAACTATTTGTCCAAAATAATCACTATCTGCTAATGTGTCTATTGAATTAGTTTCTTCTAATAGAGCTAACTCAATATGATATCTGTAGAAAGATCTTAGATTTTTAAATGGATCTTGACCTACTTTAAAAGTATCATAATTTCTGTTTACATAAGCTGCGTCAGTATCATTATTTTCCAAGAAAGATTTATTTGCAAAATCAAATTCAATAATTCTAGTGTTTATAAGAACTTTATCTTCTTCAATTTTTACAAGAATATCCATAGTATTATCTACCACTACTTCTTTACCATTGATTGCTTCTGGGTAATTTACTAACTTACCAGTTGCATCAGAAGAATATGATAAATAGTTTTGATATATAAAGTTTACTAAAGTATTTCCATACTGTCTTATGAACTCAGCTCTTCCATCAGCACCTACACCAAAAGCATTAGAAATTTCTCCTCTATTTTCTTTTAGTGCCTCATCTATATAATTAACAATACCATCATCAAGTTTAGTTTGAAATAATGGTTTTAATAAATCAATTGTTAAATCATCAAATATTAATGAAGATACAACAGATTCATTCATTAATTTATTTAAGAAATCTTGATCTATTTCTTCTGATTGTTTTAAATATTCTGGAACATTAGTTTGTTTTGCACTAAAGAAAGTTTTATATTTTTTCTTTCTGATTATTGCTTCTTGAGTAGTAGAAACTTTTGCAGTATCCGGAGTAAATGATTTTTCAAGATCATTCATTCTTGAATACTGTCTCTCTAATTCAACATAATGTGCAAAGATCATCAGTGCTTTTAAGCTAGATGAATCTTGTTTCTTCATTATATCTACCAAATCAGATGTTTGAATTTCATCTTTATTAGCAAGTGTGTTTTTTGCAATATAATCAATTAAGAAATATGCATTTTCTTTACTCAATAAATATCCAGCTTTATCAAAAGTAGGAACAACATAACTATAAATTTCTTTTTTTGTTTCATCCGGTAAGTTTATCAAAATAGATGAAATAGAATTAGGATTTATTCCTTCACCGGTTTTTACAAAAGCATTTAATTGATTTCTTAAAGCAGCCACAGTATATACACCACCTTTACGAGGAATAATTACTTGAAGTTCTAAGTCTTCAGGTAATGATTTCATTATAGCCGCAAGTTTATTTTTATTTACCTCAAGAACCAACCTTTTTAATTGATCTTCAGTTAAAGTCTTCTTAAGATTTTCAATAAACAAATTTTGAGAAATCATAAATTTTTTCTGCTTTCCAAACAAAGCATTGTTTATAGAAGACTCATTTATCTTTTGTAAATCAAGATACTGAGATACTAATGGTTGATTAAGCAAGTAAACTATTTGTTCTTGATCTACTCCTGCTCTTGTTAGATAACCATAAACATCCATTGCTTCTGGAACCAACTTTAATTCAAATGGGAATGTAGCTTTAGCTCTATCCAATACTCCTTGTAATGAGTGAGAAGTTGTGTCAGAAATATTTTCACCAGCCACATTATTTTCAGCACCAATAGATATAACAGTTTCACCTTTAGAATTTACTGTAGTATTCTTATTAAATCTAACATCTAATGGAACCTTTAGTGTAAGGCCTGCATTATATGTTGCTGGCATTTTTGCACCAGCAGCTTTATACATAGGAATAGACTTAGTAAGTTTTGCTAAAATACCTAGTGATGGTTCAAGTGATAAGTTTGCATCATGTACATAAAGGTTATATCCTGCTGTAAAATGGTTTGATGTATTTGGAATCTTTGTACCTTTTGTGTTTACATCAGATGGTCTTCCGCCAACATTTTTAAACTTATCATATCCTGTTCTAAATTCTGTTACATTTTCCTCATATCTATCTACTAGATATGTACCATTAGGCTTAGTTAATGTTACAGCATTTTCAGGAAGCATTAATATTTCTACAGATGCTTGTAAGTATCTGTTCTGTAAATACTTTTTCTGTAGTTCAATTAACTGTCTAGAAGTAAGTCTATCTTTAGGAAGTTTCTTTTTCTTCTCAAGTTCTTTAGTCTCTTCTAAAACTTTGTCAAAATTTTCTACTCCTTTATTAATAAAGTTTCCTTCACTGTCTATATTAGGCATGGACATAAATAACTTATCCCCATCAAAGTCAGAACCTGCTTTTGCAACAATCTCAGTTGGCGTAATGATAGTATTACCAAATGACTCTGGTAAGAAATGCCAAACGGTAGCTGCCTCAATAGTGTTATGTGCATCATTAGGGATTCTAGGTCCGAACAATGTTAATGACTTTTTATTTTTTGCAAACCACTCAGGATTCTTTATCAACTGATTTAATCTTTCAATAGTCTCAATCTTATTTCCTTCTAGATCATTAGCATTAAGTAAGTTTCTAAAGTCTCCTTGTAAGGCAATAGCAACTTTCATTTCTTCAGTTCTAGTCTCTCCATTTGCTAAATAGAAAGGAAGAGTATTAGTTCCTAAATACTTTTGTATTTCTTTTAATTCTGTAAGATCTAAATATGGTGTATCCCAAGTACCATTTGTAAATGTTGCTGGAGATTGAACTAATGGCTCACCTTTAGTTTGTTGTTTAATAACTCCTCTTTGAATTAAACTAACAAGTAATTTTTCAATACTATCTGATTCAGGATGCAATGATAAATCCATTGCAATTTGTCCCTTAAGAGTGGTATTTACTAGTTTAATTAAATGTGGTGGAATATCTCTTTGAGACATCTCATCCCTAATAATCTCAACAAACCTTGTAAGGTCACCAATTACTCTACCATCTATAAGCTCAATTCCTAATCCGTTTAATAAATCTTCTTTTAATACTTTAGAGTATTCACGGATTGTATTTGTGTACTCATCTACAAAAGGTTTATTGTCTGAATTTTTTAAATCTCCATCTTCAAATAAATTATCTATTGTAATAGCTCTTGTTTGTGTAGCTATTGGAAGATGTTCTTTAAAAGAGTTGTTCATTACAGTAACCTCTTTAAAGTTAGCTAAGTAGAATGGATTTTTAGTAAACTGAAATACATCATTACCTTTTTCATCTACTTCAGTATTAATATATTTATCTTCTTTATTAGTATAAATATTATCTGTTTTACCATCTGAAGTTATATGTGACCCTTTTGAACCGGATGCAAACAAAACAAGCTGAGTATTTTGTCTCATCATTTTTTTGTGAAGCTTATCAAGCTCATTACCTGGAATTGCATTTACTCCAGGTATAATTGGCATAACCGAAAACTTAAACATACCAGTCACAGGTAGTAAATCATTTTCTATTGTTCCAAAATAATGTAACTTGAAAATAGAATAGAACTCTTTTACATCTTTACTTGATATTTCTTCACCATTTATAATTTTCTTATAAAGTGCATCTTCACCCAAACTCCAACCTCTTCCTACTTTCTTAAGTGTTCGGTATGCATCTAATGTGACAAATGCAATACCATCAGACTCTTTCATTTCTCTGTAGGGCTTAGCATCTGCTGCTGCTTTTTCTTTTGCAACTTCTGGACTAAATCTTTTTAGATAGTCCTTCTCCCACATTTTTTCATAATCATCAACATATATAGAACTTCTTTCAGCATCTTTTATAACTGCTGAATTCATTTTTTCACTAAACTGGAAAGTATTATAGTTTATACCTTCTTTCTCAGTTAACTTAGAAGCATATGTTTCTTTATTGAATACATCATTTATAAAGTTTTGAGTTTGATTATCAAACATAAAACCAATACCATCTGAAGTAAGTCCAGGGATTCTTTTTGACCAATCCTCTTTTCCGTGATTCCATTGAGCATGATCTCCAAACATAATAATGCTTGTCTCATATTTATGGATAAAGTCATTATATGTATAAGCTTTAAGTAAAGCATTTACGATCTCTGGTTTTGCTAAATAAGATTTAAATACTTCTTCATCTTTAAGAGACTCCTTATCTATACCAAACTTCTCAAGTAATGATCTAGATATGTAAGGAATTTTATTAAAGTAAAGTTCTTTAATCTCATTTGTTTTTTCATTGAAGAATGTTGTTATATCATCCTTGATCATTTTACCAAGTTCTTTATCAACATTTTTAACATAGTCTAAGATTTCTATGTCTGCTTGTTGATCTGCTAATGCATATAACCTCTTTTTTGTTCCTTCACTTAGCACCCCTTTGAATGCTACAAAGGTTTGTCCGGAAAACATTTTTTGACCATCTTCAATTACAGGCTCATTATACCCAGTAAAGTTTAAATACTTTTCTTTTTCTGGACCTCTGAACTTTTTAATTCTATCAAACTCACCTTGAATATATCCATATAAAAACCCAGCTCTTGCATATTGTTCCCCAGCTGCAGTTTTGAACATGTCAATGTCAATATATAGATTTGGATCTTTTGCAGATTCAAAATTAACATCTGGATGGTTTATACCTCCGTCTACTTTAAAGCCCCATGAGAATTTCTTTTCAGATGTTCTTGGTAGTTCAGCTACACCAGCTAAACTAAATGAATGGAATTCAAATATAAATTTAGATAATGGATCTAACTCAGTAGTTGTATTACCACTACTGTCACCTCTTTCATCTGTAATAGCAAATCCATCTTGTGCAAAGAATTTTACTGAAGTATTTTCACTTTTCTTTTCTAAATTAGGGAATAAAGAAGATATGATTTTTAAATGTCTAACATGTGTGTTTATCTCAGGATTAAGATGTGACATGTAGTTATATCTTGGATCTTCCCAAAGCTGATTAAAATTCTCTACTTCATTTAATGCATATGCTCTTGCATGACCAGAACTCCAGTTAACTTCCTTATAACCAACGTTTTGGTTAGATCTAATTATAGCAGTACTTGAACTATCATAACCATATGTAGTTTGTAACTCTGCTAATCTTTTTAACTGAGTTAATTGTTTTACAGTTCCCTTATCACCTATTAAAGATCCACTAAAACCATCTGTTAAAACCTTAAGTGGATTTTCTTTAAAGTTACTTACAAGTCTAGCTTTTTCTTTAGACAAAGGTTTTTCAACAGACTCTTGCTCAATATTATTTATTGAATTTACTATTTTGAATATGTACGGTAAACCATAGTATGCAGATCTTTCAAGCTCAGACTTAACATTATCATTATTCTGAAGCTCAATGCCCAATACTTTAGCAAACTCAATTTGCTTAGCTAAGTCTAATTCACTGGTTGATTTTGATTTAAAATCTTTTACAACATCAGCTAACTTTAAACTTCTTATATTATCTCTTGATACATTGATATATTTATTTCCCTTAAGAGTTGCAAAGTTGTTTGACCATTTATTTAGTAAGTTATCTATTGCTAAGTCAGATTCTTTTACTACAAAGTTTAGGTTATATCTTTCTGCATCATTTACAACTTCTTTGTCATAGTAACCATAGAGTTGTAAATAATCAATATGTGGTTTACCAAAATCTTGAAAGAAATTTCTGGCTATATCAAATTCAAATGTATTAACAGTAGCTCCTGACTTATTTGGATTAGGAAACTTAGTTTCAAACAATTGTTTTAGCTCTGGAAACTTTTCAGACTCCAATCTTAATTTTTCATAAGCCTTTTGTCTATCACGAATGCCTCCAATAGTTTTTGCAACTATAGCAAATGTTTTACTAAAATCCGCTCTTTCTTTAATTCCAAATCTATCTGTTGGAATAGTACCATCAGAGTTTACTTTAAACAATGTCTTTAAAACAAAGATGGTTTCTTTGCTCATTGTTTGTTGTAAAGATACATCTCCAGTACCTTCATTGCCCTTCCCTAAACCTGCGTCATTTTCTGGGTCGTTTTCTGATTCATCTTTTACCTCACCTTTACTATCTTCTTTTAATTCTTCTATCTCAGGAAGTAATTCTCCATCAACACTGTATCTTCTTTTAGCAACTTCAAAGTCTGTATTTTGCATATGGTATTGTACAATACCACTCTTCTCATCACCCCAGTTTTTAAGAGTAGTTTCTAATACTCTTACATTATCTCTTATCTCTTCTTGAGTTTGATCTATCTTAGCTTTATCTACTATAGGTTTTTTCTCAATTCTTGTAAAGATTTTTGCACCACCTGCATCTTGAATCCATTTCTTAGATGATTCATCCCATACATTTCCTTTTAGATAATTATCAAATTGGGTTTGTGCATCTTGAGGTCTTGTTACTAAAACAATATCTATACTTCTTCCATCTTTCTTAATTGTTTTATGCTTATAAAAATCACCAACAATTCTAATGGTATCTTTATAGTCTTCTCCTCTTACTCTTTCTCCTTTTTTAGTTGAAGCAGATAGATTACCAAAGTTTGTAACCTGAGATGTTAAAAAGAAATATTTGTCTTTTCCAGATTTCTCCGGGATCAACTTTCCTTCTTTGTCATATACCTCATTTCTCATTATAGCAAAAGCATTGCTTTCAATATCTTCTAAAGTATCTAAGGTATTGAAATCTGCTATGCCTTCTACAGCTCTAAGTTTAGCTTGTTCTTGAGCAAGAACAGTTTCAAATCTTTTGCGTGCTCTCTTATATAACTCTTCTTTTTGTGCAGGGCTCTTTAATGCTGATAAGCCAATTTCTTTTCTGTCTTCTCCTTGAGCTTTTCTTTGTTGATATAATTTATCTATCTCTTCAGCAAAGAAATTATCAATAGAAGATACCACTGTCATACCATCTCCAGGAGATAGTGCATCTTGTGATGGATATTCAACTTGTCTTGGTCCTCTATCCAATTGATCAAATGATCTATTAGTTATACTAGGAGAATACTTATTAAATTCTCCTATGTATAATTCATTAAATAATCTTGCTGCCATTGGCGAGTTAAGACTATTAATTACAATTTCTTGTTTTTTAAATTTCTTTAATACTTTACCAAATAGTTGTTTTAAGAACTCAACCATTCTCCTAAAGAAACTATTTCTTTTTTGAGCACCTTGTTTTGCTTTACCTGTTTTAACATAGTTACGGAAATCTTCTGCAAGCATCTCCTCTAATTCTCTAAGACTCATCTTTGCATAAGGAGTATTTCCTTTAGCATCTGTATAATTAAGTAGCTCATTATATAAATCTGACTTTTGTTCTTTAGTTAAGAACAACTGAGAGAATACGTGCCATGCCTCATGATAAATTGTAAGGTTTTGAAATACTGTACCTTTCTCTTTATTAACTAATATAGTACCTAATGTACCTGTGTCAGCAAGAGTAGCTCCAGCTACAATAAATCTTGCATAACTATCTGAGTTTACAATATTAAGCATACGATCAAACTCTATGAGTTTTCTCATTGGCTCCATTTTTTTACTATTCCACCATATCTTAGCTTGTACAATTTTTAATGGATTAATAAATTCTTTTTTAATACCAGCTCTATCAAAAAATATACTGTCATCTTCTGTAGTATCTTCATTAAATATTCTATTAACTACAGTATTGTCTTGTGGAGATTCTGCTCCTGGAACTTCTATTACATCTACTATTTCCTCTTGAACAGTAGGCTTAGCAGTTGGTGCAGGTGCAGCAGTTTGGAAATTAGTTATATTTAATTTGTCCTGAAGAATTTTTATTTGCGCTTGACTTAAATGCAAGTAACCATATGCCGGACCCTTTAATGCATCTATAAGACCTTGCACAAAAGTTTTGCTCTGTGATTTGCTATAGACATTAGATATCTGATCTCTTAAATATCTAGTGACTAAAAAATTATCATAAGGTTTTTGTTGAGTAGGATCTTCTTCTTTAACTTTAGCCTTATATTCCTTTGATAACGCATTTCCAATTACTCTATCTAACTCAGCGTCTATAAGTTTAGAATCTGTTTCATTCTTCTTAGCATTGATGAACTCTCCAACAGGTGTATCAAAGGTTGTAAAATTAACTACATAATTATAGAATCCCGGGTCAGCATTAGTTAAAGAAATTTCAGTATCTGTAGTTGTAAGAAAAGTATGATAATCAGCATTTCTATTAAATCCAGTACCAGCATCATTTAACCTTATGTACTTACCACTCTCTAAAGCTGCATTTTGAAATATTATATTTATTCTTCCCTCATTAGCTTTACTCCCTTCTTTAGTTAAATACTTTATAATTGTTTCTTTATACTTATCAATTTCTGATTGATCTAATGTCTTTAAATATGAAGAGTGTAAGTCAAGTTTTTCTTTTATATCTTTTGGATCTGTTTGATAAAACTTTTCAAACATGTTAAAGTAAATTGATTTACCATTTTTAGAGTATATTAAGGTAAATTTTTTACTTGAATTGTTTGTGGAGTATCCCTTTAAAAACTGATCTGTATATTCTTGTTTTGCAGCATTAGAAATATTAGGATTAGTTAAAACATCAGCAATCTCAACTGCTAAGTCTTGTGGTATTAAAGGTCTTTCAATAAAAAATTTATTACCGTTCAACTGAATAAAAGCTGAACCAGTATTAAATCCATCTTGTGCAATAGGTATTGTTCTAATTGTTTTAATTACACCAGTAGGATTTGCATTTAGTGTTGGCAAATTTAATAAGTTGCTCAAAGTTATTTTTGTAGCAGATAAATTTGCGGGTATACCATTACTAATTCCTGTAATAGGAAGTATCATCTCTTGTCCAGAAATTACTCTTTGTTGAATGTCATATAAGTCTGACATTTCTTTTTGCATCATTTCTTTTACAGATGCTAAGTATTTATCTTTTGGACCATCTATAGCTTCATCATATGTTGCATCTGCAAAATCTTCAGGAGTAATTAGTAAGTCTTCAGTATTATATCTATTAGTAACAGAAAAAGTATTTCCCTCTTTTCTAACAGTTCTCATAAACTGATATACGGGCTTACCAGAATCTTCAGTAGTTATGTTTCCATTATTATCAAAATAAAGAACATTACCATCTATATCACTTAATAAAAGTATAGGAAGTTCAGTTATTTGAACAACATCTTTTGGAGCTGTACCTTGATCAATTATACTTGCTGATTTAGCAATTAAAGCTTTAGTATCCGCATCTAAATATTTTTGATTTTCAGGCTTATCATATGCACTAAGAGTAATAGACTTAAAGTGAAGTTTTACTCCATCATAAACAACTCCATTAAGTGTATCAGTAGTATTTTGAATTTCTTTGATCTTATCAAAGGTTCTAACCATATAGAGTAGCTCCTGATTTATACTTTCAGGAGTAATAGACTGTTCTTTTAGATTTGGATCAATCTTAATATAAGATTGTAAAGTACCACCAAAAGGAGTTAATGTTCTAAATCTTTGTGGTAATCTTACTACTGGTTTTGGTGCTACAGGATTTTGATTTAAATTAATCGAATTATTTTTTTTATTCTGTAAATTATCTTTTTTTTCATTAAGATTAGAAGTATCCCCTAACTCTTTAATTACATTTGTGACACCTGTTTCTAAATTTTTAAATTTTAGATTTAATTTACTTAATGCATTTAGATTAACAGAAAGATCTTCAAAGTAATTGTTCTGTGCATCAATAATTATTTTTGGTATAGACTGTAAATATTTAGCAGCTACTTCTGGTGATGATTGCTTAGAAAGATCCTTAAATAACTTTTTCATATAGTCCATATGATCAAAGTCTTTTTTAGAATCTTGAGCTTTCTTTAGAGCACCACTTACATCTGCATATAATGCTTTTACAATTTCAATATTATTAATGCTACACGTTATCATTATTGGCAGGATTTTATTATCTCTTCTAAATTTGTTCTATTTTGTTCAGGTGTATTGTTTACACCTTCCTGATAAGCTTTAGCCTTATCTTCTTCAGCTTTTCTTAAGAAATCATCTACTGACATTTGGCTTTCTTGCATTACAGATTTTTCACCTTCTGTAGGATTATATTCCGGAGGTGTAGTTTCACCAGCATTCATCTCACTTTCTGTTATATATTCTGCATCAAATTTACTAATTTCAACTGATATTTTTTTACCTTTTTCATCTTCAAGAATATAATTTTTAGGAGTAATTTCTTTTACTGTATACATAGTATCATCAAAAGAAAATCTTGAAAATACCTTATCACCTACTTTAATTACATTATCATACTCATCTACTATTACTTCCTCCTCTTCTTCTACTATATTTTCAAATATATCTGTTGGTATTTCATAAGCAAGAGCTAGTGCTTCATTGAACCTAGTTAAATCAGCAATTTCTTTTTCAATTTTTTCTTTACGTTTTTCTTTAACATATTCACTTTCAAATTCATATTTTAAACTTTCAATTTCATTTTGAATATCTCTATAAGAATCTGTTATTAAACCTTCCTCAGCATTAAGTTGAGCTTTTTCTAACAACTGTACAAGTGACAAATTACTTCTATTTATTCTAGTAGCTGACATTAAACTAAAGATCTTGTATTGATAATCTTTAAATTTATTTGCTGCTTCATCAGTAGTTTCAGTTTTTAAGAACTGAATTCTTTTTACTCCTTCATGAATTAATTCTGAAGCATCTGCCATACTAAGCTCATCAATTAATTCATCTTCTATGTCTTCATCTGTTAGTAATCTAGATGCTTTCATAGTTTCTATAGCCAACTGTTGATTTATTGTAGATGGTTTTATATCTTCACTTTGAAATTCAAAATGCTTATCATAATAATTTTTAAAGTTCTTATCAGCCTCTAACTGCTCATTAATAAAATCACTATCATCCTCCAGCACTGATTTGTCTATATCATCAAATGAAACATCAGCCTTAACATTTTTTAATGCATCAGATTGTCTTTTTAAATTTGCTTCCGATTTATTTAAGTCGTCCTTATACTTTTTAATAATACTTTTAATAGTTTCTTTTCCACTGTAAGATCTTAATGCTTTTTTCTTTTGCTCAAGTAGATCTGCAATATCTTTTGGAATAGTAATTTTATCTTTAGTAATTGAATTATTAATTAACTTTTCTATCCTTATAATTTTATCAATGTTTTCTTTAGTTTCTTCATCTGTAATTTCATTTAACTTATCTCTAAATAATTGATATCTAAGTGATATGGCTCTCTTAGCTCCCGGAGCTAGTTTACCTTTCTTCTGAGGAAACAATTTATCCATCTCTTTTTGTACAGACTCTCTATACAAAGGAACTAAGAAATCAAACTTATATGGATTTTTAGTTTGTTCAAACTGTTTTTCATTAAATGGTTTTCCAGTTTTTGGATCTATATCATTATTTACAATTATATTTCCATCAGCATCTCTTTTATATTTTATCTCTTTATAAATATTACCTCTTCCTGGAGCACCCGCTGCTATTACTTGATTTGTTTCTTTATTAGATTCTCTTTCAACAGGAAGCATTGCTAGACCAGCTATCTTTCTATCTATGTTCCTTTCTAACATTGTAGCATAACCTGCAGTCTGAATGGTATATTCATTTCTTTTTGAATAAACTTTTTTCTTAGTGCTTTGATTATTAAAGTTTAAGAACTTCTTATTTTCTCCAGACTTAATATCTACTACATATATACCATCTTTATCTGCTAAGATAAGGTCAATCTCCCCAGCAATTCTATCTTTCCTACCATACTCATCTTCAATATCTGAGTCAAATACTACAAGATCTCTACCAACTATATACAGCTCTCCAGAATCTACTCTTGCTTTAATAGTATCAAGATATGCAATGAGATTATCATAAGCTTCTTTGGTTATTATTTTTTCATTGAACTCAGGTTTCTTTCCAGACTCTAAATAATCTTTTGCTAAGTCAAAGAAGTTACCTGCAACTCTACTATCTTCATATGAGTTCTCTGCAAAGAAAGAATTTATTATATCTTTGGTAGTATTACGTTTTGTTGCTGTATCAAAATTATCTTTAGTAGTTGGTTGAGCTGTTTTGTTTAAAGCAGATATCTCTTCAAATTGATTTGATACAAAAGCATGTGCTTCTTCAATTTCTTTTACTAGTGTAGGATTTAATTTTTTATAGTCTTCAGCATTCATATGTGCTAAATACCCCTCATAACCGGTAACATCAATATTACCTAATTTACTTTGCCAATCTTTTAAAATACTTGCCCCATAACTATAGTTAAGTATGTCTCCTACACCATTATTATCAAACTCAAATTCTTCAGTAGTAAAATTATCTAATAGCTCTCGGTCATTTACTTTTACTTTAGATTTAGCTTTTGAATAATTGTAATTTTTATTTAAGCTATCAAGTATTTGTTTAATGATAGGATTATTATATCCATCTTTATATGTGTCAGCCATTCCTTTAACCAACCATTCATTAGTGTTAAAGAAGAAAGGATACCATTTACCTTTAGTTTTACTACTAGTTCCTTGAGAGCTTCTATATATTGGTATAATGGCCCCATCAATATCAAATATAATAGCATCTCTACCACCACCTAAATCAAACAAAGTTGCTCCATTATTCTTTTTTACCAAACCTCTTTCAAAAAGCACATCTAAAAATTCTTCTAGCTCAACATCTTTATTTTCAGCCGCAGCATCAAGAGTATTAGTAATGATATTAGCTCTTACTTGTCTTCTTTCTATATCGGCTGTAGTATCTGTAGAAACAGGAGCTGTAGTAACACCATCAATTTTATTTTGAATCTCTACAGCTTGCTCATATAATGCTTCTTTCTTAGCAGCATCTTTTTCTTCATCTGCTTTTTCTAAGATAGCAACCTTTTGTTTTTCTAATTTAATTTGTTCAGGTGTTAAGCTTGGTAATAGCTTTAACTCATCTTCTAAAGCATCAAAGAATAACTTATTAGTTCCCGGTAATGCTTCTTCATTTGACTCAGACAAAGTTCTTAATCTAGAAACAAATTCTTTTGCAGATGTTGGATTAAGTCCATTCTTACCAATAGTTTGATCAAAAACTGTATCTACACTTTCTTGACCTTGGTATTCATATTCCTCATCTATAACATCTTGCATAGCTTGGGTCATTCTTCTGTGGAATTTCCCATTTATTCTGTATGCTTTTTGTCCTTTTCTTAAACCTGTTACTTCATCATCTTCTGTAAGAGTAACTCCCTTTTCAACTTTATTCTGAGCTTTAAATAACTTTTGTATACTTCTGACAGATTCTTTTATTTCTTCTGGATATTTTGCAAACTGTCTTGCTGCAATAATTACATTAAGATTTTTTAAATCCAATGCTAATCCGTCTATTCTTTTTTGTGCTTCTTTTATTGCTTCTTTTTCAGAGACAGGATCTAAAAATTCTAGTTCTTCATTTTCTCTAGTAAGGCCATCTGCAACAGCATCTCTTATGTCAATAAGCTGTTCAAGAGTTCTGTTTTTAGTATCTACAGTTGCACCATTAACAGTAAGAACAGTTTCTTTTTCAGAAATAGTGGGTCTGTTTTTATCATTATACTCATCAAAGTATTTTTTATTTTCCGGTCTAGAATACCATTGCTCAAATGTTTGTTGGTCTAAATCAGAATCTTCTACTAGTGCATTTTGTTCTTCTGCAGAAAGAGTATCAACATACTCTTCTTGATACTTTAAATATAGTTCATTCCTAAAGTCAATCAAGTCTGGAGTATCCAGATTAGTTTCTGGAGTTACTTCTTCATAAGGAATTTCTAAATCTAAAGATTCTTTATCCGCAGCATATGCTTTATATACTCCCTCTATTTGTTCATTGTAGGCATTTGTAATTCTTTCAACTTCTACCGGATCAGGTAGCATTTCAATTTTATACTTTTTACCTTCAGTAAATCTATCTTTTATTTTTCTAATATCTACAAGCTCCCCATCAGCATTGTCCATATGGATATTTCCATCCTTATCTTTGAACAATACCATTGGTTCTGAATCTTTGTCAATCTTAAGCTCTACATATTCATCATTAGCTAATTGATCTACAGCTTCAGTAATTGAAAAAGTTTTGTTACGGTCTTTACCTTTTATCTCTCCAGTTTCTGTTTTTGTAGGTTTCTTTACAAGCTTATCTATCTCAGCTTGTTTCTTTGCTTCTAAATCATCAATATCTTTTTGATAAGCATCATCTATTATCCCTGTTTTTTTAGGGTTCTGCTTTGATTTTAATTCATTGTATTTTTCAAAATAATCTTGATAGATTTGAGCATATTCTTTACTGCCTAGTTTATATATTTCTTTAGTAATGTTGTTAAAGATTTCTTTAGGAGGAACACCATTTTTCATATAGTTTTCCATATCCTCAAGACTCATATATAATCCTTTGTCAGCTAGTTCATTTAACAAAGCATTGGCTCTTACTTTATCCATCTCAGATGAAATAAGATCCTCAAAGTATTTTACTCTTTTTTGATTTTGAACTCTTATCCAATCTGCATTTCTTCTTACTACATCTAAAAATGCATCTGGATCATTTAATACTTCAATATAGTTTTCTATACTTAATGCTTCATGACCAAGTTTAGTATGATCCATTAGTAGTTCAAACATCTCATCTAAATCTTCATTAAAGATTCTAGTCCCTGTATGCTTACCAAGTGTTTGAATGTATGTATTAAATGAACCTTTTAGTTCAGAAAGTACTTGTGTTTTAAGTTCTTCATTATCCAAGCTTCCAAGATTATCATCCATGTATTTAATGATGTCTTCAGTAGTAGCTTCTTTACCAGTTTCCTTTTGTATTTCTTCAGCAATCTCATTTGAATAACTAGCTCTATTGAAGAATGCATCAAATACTTTATATTTTTCTAAGAAGTCTTCTGTGATATTAATTTTATCTTGAATGATTTGAACTTTATTTCTATCATTTGTAGTCTCCTTTTCTGCTTGTAATTCTTTTCTTAAAATATCCAGCTCCTCAACCATATCTCCTTGGTTAATTTGACCATTTGGAGTTAGCGGTTTAAACAATAAATTTCTTTGTCTATTGCTAATATTTTTGAGTTTAGGATTGGCATTAAACTTTGCATCTATCTCTGCTCTTCTTTTTAAAGCATCATCATATGCTTCATTAAAGAAGACCATGTTTTTATTAGCAATGTTCCAAGCATTGTGCAAGATTACTTTTTCCTCATAATTTGAATCTTCCGGATTTAAACTATTTATATCAACAGGATTTGGATTTTTCTTTTCTACTTTATCATATAGATTTTTTATCTTATCTAATCTAGCAACAGAATTATCTATACGAGTTCTATATTTAGGGACTTGTTCTAAATCAATATTTACTGCATCAGCAAACTCCTCATCAGTAAGGTCTTTTAATCCTTCAAGTTTTTCTTTAAATATACCAAAAGTACCAGTGCTTTTAAGTTTTTCAACTTGAGCTATGTATGCTTCCATTTCTGAATCAATACCAGCTTTTTTGTTTTCTCTATTCTTTACTTGACCAACTACATCTTGAGCACCAAGATTTTGCATTTCCACAGACATGAAAGTTGCAAGATCCATTTCATTTAGTTGATTAACTAAATTTTGAGCAACAGTTGTTTGAGCCTCTTTCCATTTTTGATATTGTTCTTTATGAAACATTCTATTCCAGTTAGAACTAAGAAAAGGAACTGCACTGTTTAACGGTCCCGCAAGAGTCCCCATTAAAAATCCAGATGCAAATGTTTCAGCACCCTTTGCTGTAAAAGGATTTTGTTCTGCCCATGACTCACTAAAATAATCTAACTTGTCTCTATTAATAGCACGCATTGCTGCTCTAGAGTATAGCATGTTTTGAAGAGTAGGGCTTTTATAGCTATCAAGAAAATATCTTTCGTTTGCTTCTGCAATTGTTTCCTGTAAGTTTTCTTGAATACCTTCTGTAAAGTTAGCCTTAAAATAACCAACAGTATTAACTGCAGATTTATGTATAGGATTTTTTAACCAACCTTTAGCTAAGTTTTTTAAATTGTTTTTTTCAATAGCAAACTTCTTTGCCGCTCTATCATAAACAACTTTACCTATTTTACCAAAGTTCTTACTACCTTCTCTTGATGCAATATCATATATGTCATCTGTAGTAGATTTAATAAAGTTTCTTATACCACCTTTAGGTCCAGTAATATTATGGAATGTAATACCATTACTTACATATATTAATGCTGCATTCTCTAGTAAAGTTTCATAAGAAGCATCCTTTGCTTGTTTTTCTATTTCCGCAAGCTCTTTATTATTAGGTACTTCATTATTATTTGCTATGTATGCTTCATTATAAAGTTTATCATAAACATGATTCTCCACCATACCAGCTTCTAGTCTAGCCTCAGATAGTGCCATGTTTATTTTTCTAACATCTCTATAGAATCCACCAGCAGTTTTTGATAAGATAGCAAGGTCTGTTAAGTTATCAGCTTGTTTAAAACCTTTAAATGCATGCATTGTATTTTCCAAAGGATTCAATGCTTGAACACTTGACTTTAAAAACTCAGATGATCTTGCAGCATTCCAGAAATTTCTTGCACCACTTGCTGTTTCCGTAAGTTTTAATGTTCTTCTTACAGCATCATAACCTTTCTTTGCTGAATTTAATCCCTTAAATAGTTTAGGGATTTTTAATAAGTTATTTGCAGTTGTTGCAATTAAACTTGTACCACCTGTTGGTGCAGCTAATAATGCTCCGACAGCTTCTTCTGCTATTGCTTCACCAATAATACCTGCAGTATAACCAAAGTTCATTACAGTATTATTAACAAAACCAGATACTCCTCCTTTACTAGAGTTACCTATAGCAGCTGCTTCTTCATAAAGTCTTGCATCTTCTAAATCTCCAGAGGTAAAATCCCCTTTTAACATTTTACCTAAACTCTTAGGCCCAGAAACAAAACCTCTTGTAAATAATGGAACAAAAGAATGTGTCATCATTCTAGAGAAGTCATCCCATCTAGTTGTTCTAGCATTAAAGTTTGCTTCATTGTTTCTTAATGGAGAGAACCCTACCTCATCAAATTTCTTTTGTCCATATGCTGCATATCTTTTATAGAATGCATTACCATCTGGTCCAGCATTATATGAATAGATTTTAGCATAGTTATTCTTATCCTGATTAGCCTGAAAGAAAGATTGAATAAATTGTCCAGTAGATTTATTATACTGATTAATATCAATAGGCTTCTTTGGAATACTAGGATTAACCGCATTAGTCTTAACAAGATTATGTTTAATCTCTCTGTTAGGTCTATTTAGATTTTCAATGTTTGCAATAGATGGAAAAAAAGATTCATTCCTTGTGGGAATGTTAGCTTTTGGCATATCAATTAAATCTCCTTCAAATGCAGATAAACCTTTTGCATCTGGTATAGGTTGATTAATTTTTCCATACTCCGGTCCTAGTGGATCTAAAGGATCAAATAATTCTTGCTCTGCCATATTTATTCTCCTTGATAATAGTTATTATGTAAGTAGTTAATCTGATCATCATTCTGCATTAACCAGTTTATCATTTGATCTCTATTGCTTTCTAATAAACCACCTTGTAATCCAGTATTAACTGTTGTATGTCCTTGTTCAACTATACCAGTATTTGGATTATATTTAGGATAGTAAACTGTTGTAACATAATCTCCAGTACCATATGTATTTGGTGTTACAACATATCTCTTCATTGGATCTCCACCAATATCATTTAACTCATACTTCCTAAATGTTTCAATGTAAGATGCCATTGGAGATGTATAGGCTTGTTTATACATTGTAACATTATTTAATTTACTGTTATCCATTATAAAAGTTAAACCATTTGTCATTGCCTTTTTATAATCACCAGCAGTAAGTAAGTTTTCTGGAGTTTTAGTATTCTTAGATAAATACTGATCTAACCATTCTTTATTAGGAATAATTGTTATTGAAGCAAATTTACTATTTCCACCTGCAATAGGTGATACTTTTAATCCAAACTGTGATAGTTTTGTCTTTCCTCCTTTTTGCTGAGCTTTTTCAAAATCTAACATTAAGTCTGAAAGAAGCTTTTGTCCTTGTGCAGCTCTTATGGATTGTATACCCTTAGCTTTATCATAATTATCTTTAGTAAGATTTCCAAATGTAAACACATCTGAACCACCCCAATCAAAGTTTTTTAAAGCATCAATTGCTTCACCAAAGTGTGCTTTACCTGCAGACATTCCTTTTGGATTAACAGTAATTCTAGATGATCCAACTGTAAACAATCCTGTACCTTTATCTAAAGGACCTAATGAAAGTCTAGCAGGAATAGCTTTTACAACCTTGGAGTCACTGTATTTTTTACCAGCTTTGCTAACTAGATCATCATAGTCATAATTATCAAGTATTTTTTTAACATTTGCATTAACTTTTGGATCATATGGATTTATTTTATCTTTTGGACTCATGAAATCCATTGCTGCTGCAATTAAACCAACAGGTGTGTAACTAAGTTCTTTAGTAAGTGCATCTTTACCTATTGGTCCAACACCAGGTATAATAGCTTCTATTCCTTTTTCTAACCATGCTAAAGGACTTACAAGGTTTGAATAGTAAATGGACTTTCTAAATGCTTCAGTATTAGCACCTGGGATCTTTTTTAATAAAGATGATATTCTTTGTATTGCTGGAGTATCTTCTTTAAATTTTACATATTGTAAATATTTTTCATAATCTTTAGCTGCTTCAGGACCTATTTTTCTTGAAGCCATTTTAGTAAACTCTTTTTTACTTCTTAGATTACCTTGCTCATCATACAATAAATATGCAGAACTAAACCCTTCTTTCATTAAAGCTTTTTCTACAGACTTAGCTGAATCTTTTCTAAACTTTTGATCAGATTCAAGATATAACATGTAGTCATTAGCTTTTACACTACCATTAACAAAGTTTACATAATCTTGAGTTCTCTGACCGTTATCAGTAAATATGTCTAACTCACGGTTTTTAGAAACCCATTTGTTCATTCTTGTATGAATACTTTTAACACCGTCTTCTCCTACATATTTTCTTAACCAAGAATCTCCGTACTTATGGTATTTATTGATAAAATCTTGTGCTGTAATTTTTTTGTCTTTACTGTAACCAAGAATATATGCCGCAGTTTTCTGAGACATTTTTTTATCTTGTAATGCTTTTCCAATAATAGCAAAACTAGAATTAAAGAAAGGATCGAGATATTCCTGCTTAGTCATGTTAGATATCTCTCTACTTTTTTCTTTAAAGTTTATAACATCAGTTACATTACCCTTATCATTTGATTCTGTTGTCACCATATTTTGACTTTCCACAGGAACAACATTACCATCTTCATCTTCATAGTGAGTACCTGCTTCTATCTTAGCTGCATCTAAATCATTTTTTCTTTCCAGTTTATTTTTATAGTCAGCTAATTGCAAAGCATATCTTTGTTTTTGTTCTAAGACTGCATATGGGTCTGCCTTATATTCTTCACTAGAATTTCTAAATGCAAGTGAGTGAGCTGCTTCATCTAAATCTTTTTGCATTAACAATGAAGCCATACCATTATCAACTTTGTATCTTAAAGAATCTACATCTCCATAAGGATTTTTAAACCCAGTACTTGTTGTAGCAGTTTTAGATTCTCCACTACTCATAGTATCATAGTCCTTCTTTGCCCTTTCTAATACAGAGTTATTAATATCTCTACCTTCTATGTATGCATCAAGAATATTTTTAGCATTAGGACTTGCGGTACCATTTTTAATTTGAGTTTCTAAATCTTTGATCTTGCTATCATATACCCCTGCTGCAGCTTCTATATTCTTATATCTTTTTTCAGATTGAGATTTAAGTATATTAAAGTTGTTCTCAAGATACTTCATCTCAGCAGCATTCTTATCTCCATTAAATTGAGCAGCATTAGAGTAAGCATAGTCTTTTCTATTTACATATGCCTGTGTCTGATAGATTGCTTGAATCTGTGCATCATTACCAAGATTAGCTTCAAATAAATGTTGCAATGGTTCTTCTAATGGTTCACCATTTGTTTTAGTAATCATGTATCTACCATCCTCTGACCACTTTACAGTTTTAATATCACCGTATTGTTTTGCAAGATTAAATGCTTTTTCTTGAACATTAACATATGGAGTATACATTACATTTTCAAAGCCCATTGCTTTGTCAGCTGTAGCTTCTTTAAACTCATCTCTTTTATATTGTAGTTGTCTAAGACCAACATCCCAAAATTCAGCTCTTCTTTTTTCATCTGCTGATCCTTGTAATGCTTGTGCTGTTCCAACTTGAGAGTTATAGTTTTTTGTCCAAGCCATATCTTTCATTAAAGCCTTATCTTCATAGAAAGGTTTAAATACTTGAGTAGCTTGAGATACATTTTGCTGTAAAGAAAGATCAAGACCCGCAAGTCTTCCCACATTAAAATTAATTTGATCTAATAAGTAGTCTTTCTTTTTAGCATTATCTTCTCTTGTAAGATCTGCATAGAAATACTGGCCATATATTTTATTTAATGACTTCCAATTTGAATCATACTGAGTCTGTTTATTCTGTATTAAGTTAGCATACAGATTTAGATCAGGCTGATATGGTTGTAATTGCGGTATAAATGTGGCTGCCGTATAAGTTGCCATAATGTTCTATTCTATAGTATAAATATATTAAAATTTTCTAAGTTTAATAAACCTTAAAAGTTTATTCATAGTAATAGAAGGGATAAACCATGTCTCCATATACCATACCACCCATCTGTAAAACAGGACCGCCATACCTTCCAAACTGTTGTTTTAGAATTAACTCTTGAACATCTTCTGGTAAATGTGAAGCTTCTAGTTCTTTTGCATATGCAATCATATCTTGACCTGGTTGTTCTGGTTCTAATGGTTTACCTGTTTTAAATATTTCCTTACCGCTTCTTGGGTCTATACCATACTGTTCAGTTTGTAGATTGTATATGTTTGCACCAGTAGTGTCACCTTGATTAATCATTTGAGTAGTTAATGCATCTTTTGCATTTAATTCTCCTCTATAATTATTTCTTACTGCACCAAATTGGTTCATTAATGCATTCATTATACCTTGTCTATTTAGACCTTCAGCAACATCTCCTTGGTAGTTCATAGATCTTTCTTGATTTTCTGTACCAACATTACCTGCTTGAACACCAGATATATTTTTTAATATAGCATCTGTAGCATCAGAGTCTAATGAAGCTGCACTAGCTTGTTTAGAAGTTGATGGACCAGCAGTCTTTCTCATTACATCTAGATTTGCTGCAACTTGTCCTTGAATTGCTTGATTACCAGAAAGCCATTCTTGTTTTGCAAGTTCTACTTCAGGATACTGATAAGTCATAGCTGCAGGATACTCAATACCAGTTCTAGTTCTCATAGCTGTAGCTAGATTTCTTTCATCTTGTGGTGTCCATTGCATAGGTATTTCCCATGACTGAGAACCACCGCCTCCACCGCCACCTTCTTCCTCACATACACATTCTCCATTTGTTAAAGCTACTTCTACTTCTTGTCCTGTCTCAGGATCCACACACATACATTTTTCCTTATCACATGGACATTTACCATTTTCATCTTTAGGCTGATATCCTGGTGCATTTGGATCCTCACATTGACATCCTGGAGTTTCAACTGGAGCTTCTTCCATATAAATAGCTTCTTCAACATCAGCTGCTCCTTCAATTTTTTTAGAACAACTATCAATAAATGAAACATTTGATGCATCAATTAAACCCCCTGCTAAAGCATCTGCACCTGACCAACCATAATATGAACCACCTTTTGTTTGAACCCATTTACATACATCTTCTTTAGTATAACCTGGACCACCTCTAGTAATAGGTCCTCTTTCTTCTTTTGTTCTGACTTTAGCTTTTCCAACTATTTCTCCAGTTCTTTTATTATACTTGTATTCTCCCTTTTCATCTCTTTTAGTCACCCAATCACTTTTAGAATAATCTTCTTTTGAAACTTTTTTAGTAGTGCTTGGTCTAGGAGTACCACCACCTTGGTACTCATCTATATATCCTCCACCACTCATGATTACTGGCATACCCAACATACCACCAACAATGAGTCCTTCTTTAGCAGTCATCTCACGGTTTAAGAATGGGCCACTACCTGGGATATTTTTAGTTCTTCCCATATAGTTATTAGAGTTAACTCCCATAGCCATACCATATGCAGCAAAAGGCATATCATAACCACCCATTGACATACCATACATAGCCATTGGTGCTTGTTGCATATCTTCTGGAGCCATCTGTGGTGGCATTTGCATTTCTTCTTCATTAGAAGGTTGAGCTACTGGTTCTCCTGATGGCATTTCTTCTGGTGCTCCTTCCATTTGTTCTTGTGGTGCACCTTGTTGTTGTTCCATCATTTGCTGTTCCTGCTGTTGTTGCTTAGCAATCTCTGGCATTAAATCAGCTTCAGTAATTTTATTAGCCTCCATGTAAGGCTTAGCAATAACTGGAATACCTTGAGGAAAACCTTTCTTAGATTCTTGTGCAATAGCTAATGCACCAAGTTTCATGACATAGTTTTTAATCATCATCTCTGCAGTCTTCTTCTCCATTTTATTGGATTCAGGATCTTGCAAAATTTTTCTGTATTTATTTATATCATATCCTTTAGATAATTCAGCTGGAGTATAACCACCTTTCTTAGGTGACTTATTAAACATCTTTAATATCTTAGGATCATTTATCTTCATAGAAGCTGTGTCACTGAAGATAAATGTGTCATCTGGCAAGTTCATTGGAACTCCACCTGCTGAGTGTCTTGGTCCTTTAATACTAAAGAAAGACGGGAATGTAGAACCATCAATATCCCCTACTAATGTTTCTCCACCTTCAGCTTCTAGGTTAGCTTCTTCTCTAGGTACAGCCCCCATAGTTTTTCTAACTTGTGGACTAGCTTTACCCATATAGGCATTATAGTCTGCACCACCAAATGCTGGTACATCATTTGCCAAAGAACCTCTTACTTGATACCCTGTTCTAGCTTTAGGAAGTTTGTTAAGTCTTTTCATGTTGTTGTATTATATTAAACCAGCTAGTTTTAATAAACTTTGAAAATCATTCATGTTTATCTTATGTCCACTAGCATTTGACTTTTTACTTTTAATAGCCCCACCTTTTCTTATTATACCTTCAAAACCTTGTATGCCTTCTTTACCTGTTCTTGCATTCCATTCACCTTTATTTATTCTTTCTTCTGCAGCTTGTTTTTCACCCATTGCAAATTCAGTCATTCCCGGTATATATTTAGTTCTTCTTTCAGTAGCATAATTTTGATCATCTGCAAGATTAGCTCCAAAATCTAAAACCCCTCTAGAAGCTTTAGTATAATCTATTGGCCCCTTCTCTTCTTTAATTTTTAGTTCTGCTGTCTGTGGTCCTTGATTTGCTACACGTGGTCCTTGTCCTGCATACATAGGATCATAACAAGGACTGTTAGGATCTTTAACTTCTTCTTCAGTACATGGTCCAGTTTTACCTTGACCTATTCCACCAGGTTGTGTAATACTATTTGGTCCATAAGATACAGAAGAAAAATTAATACCTAGATCTGCCATTGGGATATCTCCACCATAAGCCATATAGTCAGGAACATATCCTCCAAAAGCATAACCAAATCTAGGATCTGTTTGACCTTTGCTAATATCAATATTACTTGGTATTTCCATGTCTTGCATGTTTGACATGTCTGGTCCAGTAAATTTAAGAACATCACCAGTTCTTAAATCTCTATTTGCCATTCTATTTTCTTTTCTATCCGCTCTTCTGTCAGCTGCATTAATTCTAGCATCAGCTAATCTTGGTCTATTGTTTTCTCCTGGGAAATTTAATTTTTTATTTAATCCAAACTGATCAGTGTTTCTTGATTTATCATTGGGAGTGGTTCCTGGTGTAGTTGGATTTGTAGAAAGATTGGTATTAGTAGCTCCTGATTTAATTTGTTCTGGTGTAGCATAAGAAAGAGTTGTTACTCTATCATGCTTTAAACCTAACTTTCCAAGTAAGCCGTCTGACTTTTCTTTAGAATATCTCATTCCTGTGGGGAGCATTCCTGCGTTAGTAATTGCTGATGCAGTAGCTGCATATTGTAGTGGATTACCAACAGGGCTAAATGAACTAGGACCTCTACCAAAACCTTTAATTAAATTACCAGCAGCTCCTAAAATACCTGTGCTTGCATATGGACCAAATCCTCCATAATTACCTCTAGATCCCCATGCAGAATAACTGTCATATGGATTGTATCCACCACCATATCCTTGCATCATTTGTTGTTGACCTTGCATTTGCTGATCATATTTCTTTTGATAATCAGTTTCCCAAGTCTTTTGTTTTTCAGCTAATAGTTTATCAAGTTCTTCTTGACTATATGTTTTACCAGTATTTGTAGGATTAGTTTCACTATCTCCAGTTCCTTGGAATCTATGTAAACCGCCATGCTTTTTAAAATATGGATCAGATGGATCTTCTGAATCTGTATAATCCAAGTCAGATTGATTAATTGGTGGTTGGAATAAATTTTCTAACATTTGATCATCTACCTGATCACCATATATAAACTTCTGAAGATTACCAAATTGATCTTGCATAGGATTATTTACAAATCCACCAGCAGCAAAAGGTAAAACAAATTGAGTTCCAGCAGGAGCTTCTAATAATCCTTGACCTGGGTTCAATAATTTTTGACCTGGATTTAATAACTTTTGTCCAGGATTTAATAACTTTTGACCTGCTCCTAATGTTCCTTTTGCTCCTTGACCTAAAAGATTTGGACTTTTTAATGCAAAACTTATTGCTTCAGGTGCTCCTTTAAGTCCTGTTGGTGCAAAATATGATAGAACATCATCATCTGTAAAACCACCATGTAAACTTGGGTCACTTGGACCATAAACACCCAGGTAATTTAATATTCTCTCTTTAGCAGTAGCATTTTTTTTAAAAGAATCATATTCTAAATATGGCTTTACTTTAGAACCAAATGTTTTAATAAGTTCTTTGTTTAATTTATCTTCCAGTTTATTTTTTACCTGTGTTGTTGTCTTTCCTTTATTTGGACCTTCAGTATATTTTTTCTTTTTAGGATCATAACCATACCACTTACTATCTTCATTTCTTCCCCAAGAATCTTTTTTCATAGTAACATTACTCCATCTACTTTTCTTAGTAGGTTCTTTGTACCAATCTGGAGTTCTTCCTAATGTCCATTTTTTAGTTTTAGGATCAAAGCCATACCATTTATCACTCATTGGCCTACCCCACTTATCCTTTCTATTTCTTAATTCCATGGCCTCTCTTGCACCATTAACTTCAAAAGGACCAGTATTAGAAGTTCCCTCTTGAGTACCTTCTGTATTATTTCCTTCAGCATTTGGAGTAACTGTAGTACCAGCACCTCCACCATTATCTACTGTAACAGTTCCGTCTGCATTTGGAGTTGCAGTATCTGTTTTTGGTTCTGCAGATTTATTAGCAGCATCAGAATCAGTAGCCTTTGCTACATCTTCAGTAGATTTGTTATTTACAGTACTTGCAATTTTTTCAGTAACAAGTCTTCCTTTTGTAGTTTTTCTATAAGGTTGATTGTATCCCCATGAAGAACCTCCACCCATTCCTGGGAATGACATCATAGGAAACATTGAAGCCATCATCAGTGGATTAAACTGTACTTCTGCTGATCTTACTCCACCCAATGGTCCAAATGAGTATTTAGAAGATGTAACTCCTAAAGGTAGGTTTGGTGAACCAAACATTTTTCTATTAGCTCTTCTCATTCTCCATCCTCCACGTTGAGCATAATCCATATCTCCTTGTGGTTGTTGCATACCTGGCTGTGGCATTCCTTGAGCAAACTGATTATTATACATTTCCTCAGCTTGTTTTTTAAGGAAATGATCTTGAGCTTGTCCTTTTACTCCAGCAACAAACATGGTTTTATTTCCTGTAGTTCCAGTAGGATTATCTTCAGTACCTCTTACATTAGCTGTGTTAGCTTCTTCTACTTGATCACCCTTTGCAGCTTTTCTAAGTTTTCTTACTAGCTTATTTACATAAGATCTTTTATTTGGTACTCCACCATATCTTGCTTCTTGATCCTCATCATCATAAATAATATCATTGATCATTTGATCATAGTTATTATCTTCTTCTGAGGTATCTTGCATGCTAGTATCTTCTACAATATCTGCAATAGGTTCATTGGTTACTTCTTGTTCTTCTTCCTCTGGTGCAGATTTTTCAAATACAGCTGATACAAATTCTAAAATTTGTGGCTCATATTGAGCATACTCTTGTGAAGCTTTATCAAACCCATAGATGTTTTGTAAAAGATAATCTTTTATTTCATCTTGCCCATATCCTTGTTGAGCTAATGCGACAACAGTTTGTAAAATTTGTTCTTGAGGATCTTGCTCAGGTTGTTGTTGCATTGCTTGCTGTGGTTGACCACTTTGCATTTGTTGCATAATACCTTGAGTAACCGGAGTAGCTCCAGTTTCAGCTCCATCTTGAGCCTTTCTTAACCACTGAGCAGTTTTGTTTATGTAACCCCCATTTCCAAATGGGTCTTTATAAATTCTTACTTTTCTTTTCATTATAACGCGCTATAATATAAATATAATAAATAAAAACATAGTAACTAAACTTAATAAGTTTAATCAAGTTCCTCTATAATAAATCCTCCTTTTCTGTATCTTTCTATTTCTTTATCTGTTAATTCCATAATGAATCCACCATCTTTCATTTGACCTTGAATATTAGCATTGTATTGTTCAAATACATTTTGACTACTTGGTTCCATTATTTTAGAATACTGATCTAGTATCTGTTGTCTAGGATCTACTACTTCTGTCTTAGCTGGTTTCCAATTACTATAATCATCATCATGTAATTTTCTTTCTCTTTCAGCTAACTCCTTTTGTTTTAATTCAAACTCAAGGTTTTTATCTTCAACCATTTTGTCATACTCTTCCTGAGTAGTTGGTTTAGGTTGATCTCCAAATGTACCAACTTCATCATCATGCTCATGGTCATGCTCATTTTCTTTATCAGAGTTTGATTTAGTTTTTTCTATAGGTTCAATATGCCAAGGCTCATGACCCATTCTAAAATGTAAACCATACTTCTTAGCATTAGCATGTGCCCATTCTGTAGCCTTACTATTTGCATCTTTTCCTAAGAACTGACCATTTGCATTTAAGTCTACTGCAAGACCTTTATTATGGAATGATCCTCCCGGAGGAGCTACCCATTTTCTTGCTTTCTCTGGAGAACCATATTTCTTAAGAGCTTGTTGCCAAAGCTTCTCTTGTTTCTCATATGATCTATATCCTGAACCAACTCCTAAGTCTACTCCTTGTGCTCTAGCATCTAAAATCATTTGAGTAAGTCTCTGTGAGAAATCAGCTGTTAAACCTTGAGTACCACTAACAGAACCTCCGTCATCTTTTCTAATAAGATTACCTACAGAGTGTCCATAACTAGCTTTAGTTAATGAAGGTACAGAAATATCTTCTACTATGTATCCACCTCTTCTGTATTCTTCTATCTCACTATCATCAAGTTCTACATCCATGAATCCACCTTCTTGTCTAAATCCAATACCTCCAGGTCTACCTCTTGTTTGACTTAAATACTCAGCTTCTCCTTCCATTGTATTTGCATCTTCATACATAAGAGGTTCAACTGCTCTATCATACTTTATTTGATCTGGTATGAATCTATCAAGATCTTCTGTCCAAATATTACCTGTCATTTCAGGATAAATGTTTTTTAGATTACTTATATACTGGTCTACTTCATCACCCTTTCTTGTATAGTATGATGCTGCTTGTTCATCTGATGCGACAATTGGAGGTCTTTGTTGTGGAAGATTGGGATTACTTCTTAATCTTCCAGTTCTATTTTGCCAAGCATGAACTAACTCATGATTAAGTTCAGCATCATTTGCATTAGGATTTAAATTAATTGTATCTGATAATGGATCATAATATGATCTACCATCTTCTGGTAAATAAGCTATACCTACATTTTGTGGTAAATCAATTTCTCCTCCTGGTTGAAAATATGGAGAGTATGGATCATAGATCTTATTCTTTGCAGACTTTATTTTTTTAAGTAAAGGGTTCTTTGAAAACAATCTATTCTTAGCCATCAGGCTTCTTGAATATTTCTTAGATGGTTTTTTACTTCCTCCCTTCTTTGCTTGTGGTATTTCATATACCATGTCTCCCTCAAACTGATATTCATTACCAGGAGTCATGTATTGTGTGTTACCTAAGTTATCTATACCTAGTAGATCATCTTCTACTCCTTCCATAGTTATTCTACCACTAGGTGTTGGTACTGCTGTAGGTTGTCCAGGATAATCCCATTGTCCTCTCTCAGAAATAATAAACCCATTAGTAAATTTTTTTAATTCATTGGGTCCTCCTGGCAAACCTAAAGTTTCATAGTCTTCAAAAAAATCTTCCATTATCTAAGTGATGCTTGGTTCTTACTATTTACTATCTTAAGTATAAAGTTAATATCTCTTTCTTCTTGAGTTGCAAGTTTTGACAAGAACAGATAGTTTAAGTAATGTCTGAATCTTTTTCTTTGTAACTCAGGTTTTGCATAGTTTAAGTTATTTGCATTTAGAGTTTTGATATATCCATTTGGTTGTGTATTCCAAATAACTTGATCTGAATAATTACCAAGAAGCTGAGTTGTTCCTGGAACTAAAGGTCCTGTTGGAGGATAATCTGATCCTATTGGAAACTCTCCTCTGTCTTTTGTAATATCCCAGAACTGGTTGAATCTATATTTGTTTTCTTCTTTTGAGAATAATATATCAAATGAAGCTAAGTTAGATTGATTTAGTTTAGGATAATCAAGTGAAAGAGTAATGTTGTTCTTAGGGAATATATTTAAGTTTAAGTAACCAGATACTTGCTCTGTGTTAGATACCACAGCTTGATTAAAGTTTGCATCTAGAACATGGAACTGATCTACACAGTTAAACTGTGAGTATCTGTATGCCTCAAGAATATATTCAAATGATTTAACTACTGTAGGTGATTGCCCAGTAACTATAGGATATTCAATCTCAAATGGATATTGAGTTCCATAAAAATTACAAAAGTCATCACATGAATTATTATGTTTCCATATTGTATTTCCTTTAACAGTAAATACATTTGATTTTGCTGAGAATGCTAAGTCTGGATGCCAGTCATGATAACTAAGGAATACATTCATCTTAGGGTCATAACTTACTGTCCAAGATGCATTATCAAATATAGCTGGATCTCCCAATGGATAATTAACTCCTAGATAATTAAATGTATTTTTATCAGAATTATATGATATCTTACCTAGTCCAGATTTTAGTTTATAATCTTTCTTTGTAAAATATAATATAGAGTCTTTATTATCATACATTGCTTGTACACCAATACCTGCAACTGGATTATCTATATATGGGAAATCTGGAAAATCATCTGTAAGTTTATATGGTAAAAATAAATTAAACCACCACTTAAGACCATTTTGAGAAATCTCTTTTAATCCTTCACCGTAAGAAAAGATTTTTCCTTGGTTCATAGATACATAGTAAAGACCTGCAGGAGCATATATAACTGATCTAATATTTTGTGATGAACCATATTCAAAAGATGGGTCAGCATTAGATGAAGATTGAGGAGGTGTAGAAAATAAACCTCCGTCACCTATAGTAACTTTCTTACCTAAGTTTGTAGTCAACTGATCTATACCTTGATAGAATAATGGTCCAGTAGTAGGGAATGTAAATATCATACCCGTCATACCTGTAGGCTTAACTGTAGTTATCCTATCTCTAAATTGTACATAGTTAAGTGGTAAATAAATTAACCAGTTATTTTCATAAGACTGATCATCTTGATACAATGAATATAATGATCTATTAGGATAGTATGTAAAACATAAATCTGCCACATAAGGATTGTAATTAATTCCCTGTAAAGAACCGGCAGATATATATTGCGTAAAGAACTTAGTAACACTTAATGAGTAATCATAGTTATAGAAGTTACCTTTAGTAATTACCTCTGGATCCATATCAAATAACTCCCGCATATCTGTATACTGATATGGAATATAAGGTTGTTGATATTGGAAAGTTCCCTGTGATCTAAAATCTACAAGTACATTGCTCTCTACAAAGAAATCTCTTACACCTGAATTAGCTAGATAGAAGTATGAATTCTTTATTGACAAGAAACCATCATAACCTAAAGGTCCACCTATCTCATTATCATCAGATCTTCTATATGCATCATTATCTAAATTATAATAATCTATAGGCATTGGTCCTGTACCAAAAGTTGGTTGTGCTGTAATTAAAGATTGTATTGTAGATATAACACTTAGAACACCACCAGCAAGAGGATTCTCATCTTTGCTATAAGGTTGTGTATTCATCCAATATCTTGCAGTTGGGATATTATTATATAAAGCATAATTCCAAGGAGTGCCATCTGGAAGATTATATAACCAGTTATAAAAGAACAACATTGTATTCTTTTCAGTAAATCTATTTATATAAGTATCTCCACCAAAAATTGTTTGTGTAGGTAACAATACTGTATGTTTAACTTGTATTGGGTTTGGAGTTTGTGTATTACAAAAAGATGATGTAGTTACAATTGAAACATCTCCACCTGGATTTGTTGCTGGATCATAAACATTGTTAGGATCAAATCTTACTTCACATGATGTAGCAACAACTTGTTTAATACTTTCTAATTGCCCATATTGATTTTGAACATTATATTTTAATCCAACATAGTGACTAGCAATGTTTGACAAGAAACTATTAAATCTTGTTTCATTATCAAATGACATTCCAAAACTTGAAGTAGCAACAGCCTTACCAAGATTAATTAAACTATTATCTTCTTGGTTACCTGGAACTATAACACCACCCGCATAAGTACCAATTAAGTTAGGTCCTTCAATTGGAGCAGTAAGTGGGTTTAAATTATTAGGTGCAGCAGTTCTTAAAAATGCTGTCTTAGTTCTATTAAGATTGTTTATACTATATCTCTGAAATGCACCAGTACCATCAAGAAAATCTGGGACCTCTTGATTACTATCAGTAAGATAAAAACCTTCCTCTAAACTAAATCTTTGTAATAAGCTTCTTACTGGCGGTACAAATCTTGCATAGAAACCATGTGCAAGAGATTGTAATGCGTATTGTCTAAATGGTAAAAATGCTTGTATTACTCTAATTGTAGTATTAAATCCTTCTGAGAAATAATAAGGTATCATTACTGAAGGATATAAGAACGTAGGAGCACCAGGAATATTCTGAAGAACTGATGCAGCAGTTTGTTCGTATAATAATGTTGGTGTTGTATATAATCCTGCATCATTAAACTTATCTGAATAAAATTCAAATATTTGTTGCAATGTAGGATTAGCAGGCAAAATTCCTGGAACAGGAGAAGGTCCACCAGCATTTGGTGCAAACACTGATCCTAATTGACCACCTAAATCAAAGTAATCATCTAAATCTTGTTTGTATGCTTGGTATATTAAATTTGCTTGTTGCACATTTAAAGGTGCCAGATCAAAACTAACACCAGTTGTATTATTACCAGCTATAACTGGAGCTTTTTGATAAGGAACTTGAAAATCTGGTATTGCTGGAAATTGAGTTTGTTGCTTACCTAATAGATTTAAAAATGCATTTCCTAAACCAACAAGAACTGATAAGTAGAATGCTTCATTACTCATCAACTGATTCTCAGGATGTTTATTTGGAATACTAAACTGATGAACACCATTACCTTCTAAACTTCCATAAATCTTTAACTCAGTTTGGTTTAAGAATGGATTTCTAAAACTCGTATCTGGAGATGTAAATGAAAGTAAGTTTCTAGGTATATTTTGATTTACAAAAGTTTCTTGACCTTGACTGTTTATGTTTATAGTTTTAATAAATGGATCATTATATCTATAATCATGATCTGCAGGATTAAGTGTATTACCTAAAGGTATAGTGCAGTTAAATGGATAGTTAGCATAAAGACCCTTTCTATTTCCTTTTGACTGACCTTGTATCTGGTAATCTCTAAAGTTATTAATCATACCTTTAGCTATGATACTTTGGTTACCTTCTCTTGATCCTCTTAGAATTTCATAACCTACTACTCCAGGTATTGGATTTCCATCATTATCTTTTGGATATATAATTCCTTGGAATCTAACACCCATAATTCTAATGTATTTTTTTCCATCAGATGGGTTTACTGCAAAGTTAGCATTATCAACTCTAAAGTGATATGTCTCAGGTGACAAAGCATTATCAGGAAACTTATGATGTCTTATGGGTTTACCACATAAATCAAAATTTGGATTAGTAGTTCCAGTCCAACATTGTGAACTTGAATTCCATACTTCAGGTTGGTTAGGTGGATAAAGTTCAGAAGATTCCCAATATCCCATTTTTCCAAATGCTAAAACTTTTCCACCATCAGGTAATATTGGATTGTTACCTACATATGTACCAGTTTGAGTTGCTGTATTATATGTTTGAAATAACATTGTATCATCTGCAAAACTATTTGGATCTAAATATGGAGCATTCTGTCCATATGGTGCATCATCCAATAATGTTTGTGTACTTCCATTGGGGGCAATAAACGTATATGGTTCTGCTGGTCTTCCAGGTATATGATAAGAAGCAGATTTATCTCCTGTGTTATATACCCATCTAATAAAGAATGAATATACTTCATCTCTAAGGTATCCAGTCTTTGATCCACCTTTAATGTAATAGTCTTCAGGATACTCTACAGTCTCCCAATAAGTTTCAATTAAGTTTGCTAATGGTTGATAGTTAAAATCAAATTTAGACTTTGGAGCTATTCTTAATAAGTACTGACCAACATTAACCATTTGGTCAGAAGTTTCATATACGGGATTTTGCAAAATAACATTTCCTACTGGAACAGTCTCAAGTGATAGTGCTATATCATCTAATACTATAACAGACTGAGAAGTTGAATAGTAACCAATTTTCCTTGCTATAACATTTTCATTTATTGATGCTACTATAACAAGCTCAAACTGATCAAAGTTATCAGTATCTAAATCTAGTTTAACTTGTAATGATCCTTGAGATAAATTTCTTTCAGTATATACTGGTTGTAAATTACTTGGAGAAAAATAGTTTGTTACTTTTTGTGTTTTAATTGTATAAGCAACAACTGCAAAGTAAGTTCCATTCTCAAGCGTACCTGTTCCTGGGGCAATTGATAACTCTACACAAGGTGTTTTTACAAGTGATGCTAATCTTATTTTATCACAGTCAAGTTGATTTATATCATTACAAATTATACATGGTCCTGCTGTACACTTTTGTTCCCAAGCTGTAATAGGCCAAAGAGATTGAGCACCTGTGCCATCTAAATAATGATTATAATTAGATCCAGCAATAGCAGCATTTGATCCTCCCCATGTTAATACTGGATCTGGCCAAGTTTTTGGATCACCAATGTTTAAATATCTATCTACATTTAAACCATCAGCCCAATATACTTCCCAAGAACAATCACCATTTTGTTTTGATGCACCTGTAATTAAATTATACTTGCTAAAGTTTAAACAGACACCAGATACTATAGGTCTATATCTACAGAAGTCTTCTTCATATAAACCTATTTCTGAGTTTACATTTTTACCATTAACATATGCCACAGTAAAAACTGCCCATTTGTCAGCAAACAAATGTATTAATCCAATAATGTGTTTTTCTCCCTGCATGGTCTCACCACTGGTACCACAGAGATAATTTGAATCTTCATTAGATAATGTACCTAACTTACCTTCATCTGTATTATTGACCATGTTTCTTGCATGCGTCCACAAACCAGAATCTACAAATGAAGGGTCAGTATCTTTATTAAGACCTTTTGAGAAACTATTGGTAACTATTTGACTAGTGTTTTGAATTTCCTTACCCATTATATAATTCTATTACCAGTTACATTTCTATAATAACCTGCATTAGGTGAATAACTTTCAAACATATTGTAGTACTTACCATACATGGCTTTTCTATTTGTCCACCACATTTGCTCTAGCTCTCTAAAGTTTGGAGTATTAACTACACTCAATGCATTGTTTCTTGCAGCCTTAAGTCTTTGTTCTACAAGTTGCATTCTCTGTGCTACATCCTCACCATTTAAATATAAGTTTTCAAAGATTCTAGCTTTCAAGGCATACTCATAGTATTCATTTAAAAGATCATGATCTGGAACCATTAGGTTTCCATTATCATCTTCCATCTGTCCTTGATAGTTTAAGTATACTCTTCCTGTTTCAAATGTGGTAAATAAAAATCCTCCTTTAATCCATCCTTGGTTTGCAGCATTCCAGTAAAGATTTGGACAGTCACATTCTATCTCTTGACTTGCTTTCATTCTTAATGGAAGGAGATCTCTGTATACTCTAGTAGTATATGCACCAGAATTATTCATTACTTGAACAAGTTCCCATTTTTCTCCTTTACAGTTCATGAATACTCTTGGAGCAATACATGTATTACCATAAGGATTATTAGGATCATACTCTGTAGGTATTGGATCTACTATAGGAAAGTTAAGATCACAGGCTGCAGTTTGATTGCATGGATTAGAATTACATGTTCTGCAGTTTACCGTTGCAGGAGCACATACATCTACAGTAGATGGTACTTCTTGATAAGGAACTTCCATAATATGTGTTCCTGATGCCATTGGTCCATAACCAACATGTTGCTCATAGTTACCGCAAACAAATGCAAAGTTAAATACATAAAAGTCATCCGGTAGTTTTACTCTACCATGACATACTTCTAATATAACTTCCTTAGTTTGATTTACTCTTAAACCAAGATCATAGTTTATTTTTTTAGTCAGCTTTATAAGCTGCTGAGGCTCTATCATATTTTCTAGAGCAAATGTATTTAGGTCAACTGTTACATCTTCTAACAATTGATCAAATGTTCTATATCTAAGAGTATAATTAAAATCCATTATCTAAGAGAGTTTTGACTATCATCTGCATCATCAGCAGGAACCTGCATAGACATAGATAGTTCTTTGATTACAAATTGTTCTACTTCAGAAAATAAATATTCTGGAATGGTTAATGGTTTATCTTGAGCTATTTCACATTCTTGTTTAGGATCACATGGATCTGTAACTCCTTGGAATATAGCTTCCATTCTTACAGCATCCCAATCAATGTTAGGTGCATATAAGTAACCATTAAGATACCAGAAATATTTTCTTGTGTTATATTTAAATGTTGTTGTTCTAACCATAGAAACCCAAGTACCCGGATCTGTTCTAAACATTTCTATGCTACCATCTATTGAAGATGTAGTACGTATAATAGGGCCAAATGTTCCTTCAAGAATTGTTGGAAGTTTATCTTTAGATCTTTTAAAATAACATCCTGAGTAAACTCCTACACAACCTGCTTCTACTTTATCTACATCTATAAGTTCAATGTAAGGAAGTACTTGGAAGATAGAACTAATCTTCATTAATTTAAACTGGTTATCCTCTCTCTTTAAAAGAGTCTGCCCATATTTAATTAATGAGCTATAGATTACTCTATCAGTTAAGAATGGATCTTCCTTTACTGCTTTTAAAGTATTTCTAACTCTTGATATAGATTCACCAATAGTTGTCATAGGTCAAATTCATTATAATGTTTTAAGCCCTCTGTTTCTTGTTTTTTAGCAGAGCTGGCTAAATAGTTTCTAGTACTGTTAAGTTTTATTTTTCTTGTTGGTTCAACTACTAAGTACATATTCCAGTTTTCTGGATATGTTTTGGCTACTGCTCTTTTAAATTCTCTGCAAGCAACAAAACCCCAAAACTCTCTATTCTTCATTTTGTGTTTTAATGCATAACTTGTAAAGAATATCTTAGCAAGCTTACCATCTGTTTCCCAGTTCTTATTACTAACTGCTACTCCATATTTTTTTGACTTTACAAAATCAATGTTTTGTTTCTTAGGACTTTGACAAGTTCCAATAAACAACCATCCAATCTGTTCAGGCAATTGAACCCCATCTCTTGTATCTATTACTGTCTGATAAAGTGTGTTGTTAAAGTATTTTACAATCTTCCTTAACTCAACATTATCTAAGTCTTTATACTTAGGATGTTTCTTTTTAAAACTTTCAAAGAACTCTTTGTTCATAATTGTATGCACTTCTGGTCTATACCTTGGTGCTGTTAAATCAGGACTCTTAAACTCCTTCATACTATACTATTTAATATACTAAAAATAAATGACTTTAACAAATATAGTAATAAAAGCAAAACCCCCGCGAGTGCAGGGGTTCTACCCGTTGTTACAGAAACCAACAAACTGCAACTTTATATTTTTAACAGAAGTAAGCAACAATTAATTGAAGTGCTTCTGCCATATTTGTGTTAGTAGGTACAACTACCTCTAGACCACAAAGAATAGGATCTCCAGTATATACTACACATTCTGCATCAAAAACTTCAGAACATGTTAAAGGTGTTGGGCATCCTGCTGGAGTAGGACATGCTGGTGGAGTAGTCAGAGCATTATCTGAGCATCCACATTTTTTGCATCCGCAAGTTGTACAAGTATTATGAGCCATGATTTAATTTATTAAGGACAAACAATTGGTGTTGGTATATCAGTAGTACAAGGATCTATATAAGCAATTAACCCGTCTAATTGAAATATAAATCCTCCAAGATTTGATTCATCATTAGCATTACAGTCAAACTGATATCTTAGATTTGCATTATATTCCATATCTAAGCCAATAGTTCCAGATGCTGCATTACTATTTACATTAGTATTTGCATTATCAAATTTAGGAACATAGTCTCCATTGCGTACATGTGAAATAATATAATTCAAATGTGAAGTATCATAAGCAGCTGTTCCAGAGAAAATATTTTGTTCTCCATTTTTAACTAATGCAAATGCTAATGTTTTATTACTAGCAATACTTAAACTTCCCATAGTAGTTAGTATAGTACTTGTATCAGGAGCATTATCAATTTGAGTTCTTCTGTAACCTATTGTAAAGTTCTTAGTATAACTGTCATCTAATAATTCAGCAACTCCCATTACACTTGTAGGAATAACAATATTTCCTTGATTAAATACAATTGATCCAGAAGTACTTGCAAGAACAGAGCCTGGTCCAACAGATGCGGGAGTAACTGTAGTTGATAAATAATAAGTATCAATTGGTGGAACATTTTGATATTGCCATAATAATGGTGCACCTGCTCCATCATCAATAGGAATCATTACTTGACCTTTAAAGTGCAGTACATTACCAATTCTTCTTACTCTTGGTCTTAATGCATCTGTATCAGCACCGGTATAAAAACTAAAACCATCTAAGTCTACCCATCCAGTATCAAGAATCTTAGAAGATATAGTATATGCTGGTCCACCAGTTACAATAGTTTGAATTGTATTTGTGGTTGCTGGAGTTATTGTAACAACAGAACCATTGTAGATATCACATAATACAATCCAAGCATTATTTAATAAATCAGCAATAGTAGCAGTTGGTTGAATCCAAGTAGGATATTGCATAGCATATGTAGCAGCAGGATTAACTTTTGTAAAGTCAGTACCTAGAATACATTGAGAAGCTATAGCATTAGATAAATCTGTTATTGATCCAGTAGTAGCATAAAAACCACACCAAACATTATTTATATATTCTTCAAGAATAACATCAATACCATAAGTAGATCCTGATATTAAACTATCAACATTACATGCTAATGTAAAAGATGGGATAGTAAATGTAGGAGCTGGAGTAGTTTCTAATGTAGTTACTCTAATGTCTAGATCATTAATCTGTAAATTAATGGTATTAATCTGATCTATAATATTACAGATTCTAGTTCCCATTGCTTGAGCATATTCAGCTACAGGCATTACTGTTGTTGTACCAACAACAAAACAAGAAGCAACAGTTACTAATGTATCTGCACTTGTAGATCTTGCTTGATTTCCTGATGTAGTTGGTGTTGCGGCTGCTGCAGCATCTACTGCCTCTAATGCACAAATTCTTTCAATTAAAAATTGAATTAACTCCTGAATATTTTGAGGTTTACAACTTGCTAAGTCAAAACAAGATAAGTCATAACCATTAACATTTAAAAGATCCATGATGTTACAAAGCTCCATACCAAGCTTGTATACAACATCAGATACTGTATCTCCTTTACAAAGTTTAATGCATGGAATATCTGGACCTTGCCAAATCACGCAATTACTTGATATTGGGCTACATGGACTGTTATCTAAATTTATAGGTTTCATATCTATAATATACTAATTATTATTGAGAATTACAAGGAATAAGTGCAGTACATCCACAAGAAGATTGTCCACATGATGGTGTATTTGGACAACATGAATTTACTGCAGTACACTCATAGTTAGGATCTCTTAATGCATCCATATCTATAAGCTCTTTCTTTATAAGCCATTTATCATTTTCATCTGGACAACAATCTGTTATGCCATATCTTAAATAAAGAACTTGCTTATAATAAACCTCTGCAGATTTACATGAGATTTTTTCATACTTTGCTATAGTACAAGCTGGTGTATTATATCCTGGTTGTACACTTCTTCTTGGATAAACAATTACTGGACATTCCCAAATATCAGTTGATGTTTCCGTACAATTTCCAAAAGTTTCTATGTAGTCTGTTTCAGGATAATAATCTGCCCACACGCGCATACAGAATCTTTCAGAAGTTTCTCCTGGTGCAAGAGTAAATGTTTGCACTACTACTTCACAATCATAGTATCTATATATCTTAGATGTAGTGCTGTCATTTCTTACTGTAGTACAAACACATGGAAATGTAAGTAAACATGTTGGACAGTTTATATACTCTACTTCTGGAATTACTATACCTGCATTAGTAGGAGTATTTGTTGCAGCAACAGTCCAACAAGTTTCTGGACAATACTGAATCTTAATTACAGAACCTAAGTATTGGCTAAGATCTGTATAAGTAATAATAGGATCTTTGTATCCTGTACAATCTGTAAGTAGGTAATATTCTCTAGCACATTCTATACAATCTATATATGCTATAGTTACAGTTACTATTGTGTCAGATGGTATATTTTCTATTTCTTCTACATACCAACATCCTGGACATTCTCCTCTTATTATTACTTGCCCAACATAAGCACTTAAATTTGAACTAGTATAAACTATTGTACCTGAGTCAGCACAATTTACTAATTTATACTTACTTGGATTTTTACATGTTGGACAATCTTCATATGCTTGAAGTACAACCACATCTATAGCACACTCACAATCTATTGCTGCATTAACTATCCAACAAGTATCTGGGTATCCTTCTATAATAACTACTTGTCCTAGTATAGCATATTGTCCTAATGAATCTTTATTAGTATCAATAGGATCTTGAATACCATCACAGTCTACTAATCTATAACAAGGTTGTGGGCATTCCCCGTCAACACAAGCTCCAATATTATTTATATAAAAAGGCTCGGGCCATGCATTACCTACTATCCAAGGTGTAGTAGAGGCACATGGTATTTCTACCATTGTACCTGTTAGTGGTCCGGTAGTTTGAAAATTACCATCACAATCTAAATAATAACAGTTTTTAGAATTTGCAATTACTTGATAACAGTTGCAATCACAAACACAATCTTCTACATATGTTAATGGACTTGTAACTAAATCACATTGTGCATTTGGTGGTGCAATAATTACTTGCACACATGTCTCTGGAAAATCAGAACCAACAAGAACTACTGACTGACCAACATAAGCTGACAAATCTTGATTTGTTGTAAATGGAGCTAAACTACCATCACATGTCATAACTAAATAACATGGAGGACAATCTAAACATTCACCAAATAATACTGAACAATCTGTAAATGCATCTCCTGTGTATGATAGCCAGTTTGAACCCAATGTTGGATAAGCTGAACCATCACCAACTATTTGGGTTACTATATAACATTGACCAGACTTAAGTCCATAATAATCACCAAGTGTTGAAAAAGCATCATATACAAACTGATGAGGAAAAGTATAACCATTAGCTAATATTGGAGCACCAAGAGTAGTAGGTGGTTGAAAATATAATATCTCCCCTGTACAACAGGATTCTAGTCTGAAATAAAATGCTGGAGGTGCGGCCATTATTTAGTAAATTTCTGTAAATTATCTTTTGGTTGAGGACCTTTTAATTTTGCTTCATAACTGGCTATGCAATTAGAACATACTGATTGACCATTAGAAGCTGTTCTTCTTTGACATCCACAGGACAATCTTGTTTTACAATTAGAGCATGCTGACATAATTATTGGTTTTATTAGTTTAACAATTTCTACATTCCATTTTATTCAAAAGCTTAACGGCATAGTTGTATAAGCTCATACCTTTCTGTGGCTCAAGACAAAACTCTACCTTAGACTTTGCTGCTTGAAGATACATAAAAATTAATCTTAGTTCTTCAAGTCTCTGTTTTACTTTGAATGGAGGATCACATGCTGCAACATCTATATCACAAAGAATCTTGTAATATTTATTTAGTGCTGCTGTAACTCTTAAGTGATTATACTCCACATATACTGTCTCATTAGGAGACACGCTGTATTTTATAATATATATACCGTCTGGTAAATTAAAATAAGTTGTTGCGCAGTTTGTAGTTTGCAATTGCAAATCACATGCAGTTAAAGTTATGTGACCTGTATTAACAAAATTAGTCATTGCAGTTCCTGTTATCTGGTTAGAATAACCAAACCCAGGTACTGTAATATTCAATGTAGGACATACTATTGGAATAGCAGGATCTAATGTCTGATATACACTTGTGTCAAGTATTTTAAGAATGCATTCATTCATTACTTGAGGCACCTCTAAACTTAATACATGATTTGCCATAACTATGTTTTAAAAATAAAGGGGAAAGGAGCTTAAAAAACTCACTCTCCCCTTTTATTTATTTATTAACCTTTAATTCTTAGATTCCACACTGAGCTGGAAGCGCAGGGAAAGCAACTGAAGAACAAGTAGATTTACAGTCATACTCACCAACCTCACAAACTGAACAAGCAGCTTGAGATAACCATGCTTTAACAGCATTCCAGAAAGTAGTTCCTGCAGTAGCATCTGTAAAGATAACTTCTAACAAGTATTGATCATTATCAAATGTACTAGATGGATTATTAAATCTAGGAACACTGTGTAAGATATGTACTTTGTAATATAATGCTTGTCTGTCAATAGCATTTACAATTTGGTTACCTTGAGTAATCTCCCGGATTCTGAAATCAGAAGAGAAGAAGTTTTGTCTGTAAGACTCAGAAAGGATCATCTCTCTAAGTACAGTTTCTCCAAGACCCATTGCTTGAGATCCTAAACACTCATTAACTACACAAAGACCAGTAAATTCACATGGATCACCATTATAATCTACTTCACTTACATATAAGTTAACTGGTTGTTTCTCATAGAAGTCAGAAATTTGGAATGTACAATCTCCAAATCTAGTATCTACATAAGCACCATTAAGGATTAAACCTGCACATTTGTTAGCAACGTGTCCTGTAGATACATATTTATCCCAAGTACTAGCACCTTCAGCAGCTAAGAAAGTAGCATTTGTTCCTGGAGCATACCAAATAACGCCATTCTCATCTTGAATAGCAATCTGAATAAATGGAGATACAATTGGTGATCTTAATAAATCATTAGCCCAAAGGATCATTACTTCAGTAGAATCTACTGGAGTTGGAGCAATAGTTCCTGGAAGACAACATCCTGTATAAGCAGTTGCAGTATAGTATGCATTGTGATTTAAGAATCTTAATGCTGGAGAACCTTTAACATCTAAACGAAGATTATAAGTCTCACCACATAAGAACTCTTTACAACAATCTGTTCCAGGGATAACTGTAGGTTTTGCAGGAGTAACACTATTAATAGTATATACGCAAGGTGTTGTTACAGGAAGAGTAGTATCACCATTATTTATATTTACTGTATCACCAACTTTATAACCTTTACCAAGACTTGCAATACCAACTACAGTTGGTACATTACCAGCACTAATATTAATAAATAAAGTTAAACCAGTACCTGTACCAGTAACTGTAGTTGTTCCAACTACAATATTAGTTGAAGGAGCTGGATCATAACCAGTACCACCTACAGCAGTACCAGTCAAAACACCACCACCTAAACTTGAATAAGTAGAACCTACGTGTACTACATTATTAGATGGTTGACATGGATCAACATCATAAATAGTATTTACATATTTAGGATTAACAATTTTAGATTTGTTAGTCTCTTGGTATCCACCTAAGAAAGGACTGATTTTGTCTTTACAATAGATAGTAGAACCTGCAAGGTAAAGTGGGCAACATCCAGTTGAACCACCAACAGCAACTGATAAATTATCTTTAGGATCAAACCAACCAACATATCCACCAAAGTATTCACCATTTGCGGTAATACCAGTTGCAGAAAGTTGATTAAGACCATAAGTTGGTACACTAGGAGTATTTAAATATCCATAACTAGTACTTACACCTGTAATAGTAGAACCATCAGGTTTAGTAATAGTTTGACTACTTAAATTTTTTCCTGTAGCAAGGAAAGCTTTTTGAAAAGCATGATTAAAATAAGCCATTTTTTTAAATTTTAGTTAAACATATATATTATAATATAGTAAAAATATTCCTAACTCCAAAATTATTTTAAGAAAAGTAATTTGTACTTTCCAGAGTTAATAGTATCTTTTACAGTATCTAATGAATTTACAATTTCTGAGTAAGGCATCTTAGCTTGTAATGCATTTATCATTTGATACATATCTCTTAGATAAGCAATACCTTCTTCAACTGTATTTAAAGTTCTTGGAGCAGCTTCTTTGTAGTCAAGAAGTTTTTCTGCAGCACCTTGGTATCCTTCAGCAAGATCATCTGCATGACCAGGTAGTGCATCATATAATTCATTCAATGCTTTGTGTGCAGCATATGATCCTGTTCCTTTTACTTTTAAGTGAAGTTTGTGAATACTAGTTGCAGCATTCATTAATTCTGACACACAAGCTGCAGTCATTGTATCACAATTAGCTGATCCAGTACTTGGGGCACTTGTATAAGATGCTGATGTCATTGCATCTCTTTTTAACATTCTAGGTTTTTCCATTTTTTAGTTGTTGCGTTCTGCAGTATCAGTACCTCTAGAGAATTGGTTTCCAGACTCAATATCTCCAGCAATAATACTTACTGCTTCATCTATTATTAATTCTATTATATCATCTTTAAACTCACATGTAACATTTACAGGAGATTGTAGAGTAGTGTAAGGGTCTACACAACCTTGGATTTCAATCTTTCTAGGTTGTCTGTAGTAAGTTAAATCAACCTCTGGTACATTAAACTCTCCATTAGTATAGATGTTAATTGTATCATCTATAAGAGTAGCAAATGTTTCTGCCCATTCAAAGCTTGGCTTCTTTAACTTGTCTCTAAGTAATATAGATACATTACCTTCTTCAGCAAGATAGATGACCATTCTTCTTTTATCACAGCAATCTCTTTGAGCATATACATCTACTCTTTTCCACTGTAAATAATTCTGAGGAATATTTAAAAAAGAATAATCTCCCTTATCAGTTAAATTAGTTATAGTAGTTTTATTAAGAAGAACTTGCATGTCATCCTTTCTTCTGGTTGATCCTTCATCACCCTCTTTAGTTAGGTTAATACCATGCAACTGTCTTCTAGACCACTCTACTTGGGCTTTATTAAATGCCTCAACTATCTGCCAACATTCTAAGTTGTCATAGTCTTGGCTATCTAATTTATTTAGCCGTTGTTTAATCTTTACAGTTATAGTACTATTTAACATTTCTTATTTTCTTTTTACAGAGCCACCTTTCTTTTGGTATCCCATTTTATTTCTAACCGGTGTTGGTAATTTAGAAAGACCTACCTTATCAGAAGGAACTGGTTTAAGTGATCCACCTTTAGACATTTTTTTTACAGATCCACCTTTTTTACTCTTGCTCATTTGAAAAGCCTTATATTCATCATATGCTCCTTGTGGGGAAGTTGGTTTTGAAATTTGAACACCAGGTGTTGGGATAGTTATATTTTTTAGTCTTTCTACTGCTTGGTTGTTACGTTCTTCCAAATCTGCCTTTTTATAAGCCTCCTCCATCAGTTTACGTGTATTAGCAAGTCCAGTATTATATACGTTATTGCTCATATTAATTTTATTAGCACTATCACTAGCAGCAGAAGTAACTTGACTACCTGTTACATCTCCTTGAAATCTTTTTAATGATTTTTTGTAATTAGCTAATTGCCCATTACCCTTTTTAACAGCCTCAGCTTTAAGATTATTAAAGTGAGTAAGCGGATTTACTTTTTTATTATGTTTCATGATTATCTATTTTTAGCAATTTTCTTTAATGTAATAGCAAGAGCTTTTCTTTTAGGAGTACAAGTAGGTTTAGTCATTGGAGTACAATATCCTTTGTGTGCAGGATTAATTGCCTTTTGAATCCACTTCTTATCAGTTGATCCTCCTTTTTTATATGGGTTTACTTTTGTATCTCTAGATGATCTAGATATTACATCTCCTTTTTTATTAGTTCTTGTTTTTTCAATGTGCTTTCCACCACCGGGCATTTTAAAAACTTCCTTAGATATTTTACTACCCAGTAAACCAGATCTTGTAATAAGTTTTCCCTGAACTTCTTTACCATCAAATTCTTTAGATATTGATGATACTTTTCTAAGTTTAGCCATGACCTTACTTTTTTACTTTACCTTTATTTCTACAGCTACACATGATTAATTATTTTTTAGTAGTTCTTGACTTCATTACTTGACCATGAGTTTTACCCTTGTTAGGCCCCATAGTATATTTCTTAGTCTTTGGATCAAAACCATACCATTTGCTTGTAGATGATCTTCCTTCAGAGTCTTTCTTATAACCCATCTTATCATAACCAGCTTTACCTTTGTTATATTGTCTTTCTAAATTTGCATTATTTACAATTACTTTATCAAAGTTCTTATCATTAATGCTCATATTAGACATTTCTGCAGATTTTTTTCTGTAATAGTTTGCGCTATCTCTTGCTGCTGTTGAGGTAAAAAGTTTATTGTATGCTGGTGAATTAATTCCAGGTTCTTTATAACCTTTTTCTTTAGTAAATTTATCTCTATTACTTTCTTTAGTAGGTCTATCCCCACCAGTAGAAATACCTTTCTGAGCTTTAACTAATTTTCTAACAGCACCACCTTTCTTCATGGTATTAATACCTTGAATGTTTGGTCCTGTAGGTCCTGCATTAGGAACACCATAGATTCCCATTTTAGTATTACCACCACCTTTCATAGGTTTAGTAGGTGCTTTAGGAGCATTTAGTTTATTAGTAGCTGACCCACCCATGGCCATCTTTTTTACTTTTTTGATTGTGCCTCCAGATTTCATCTTACCACAACCCATTTTACAAGTCTTCATAATTATATATAATAAATTAACAATTCCACTTTCTTAAAGAAAGAGCTTTTCTAGTTGGTCTTCCTTTTTCATCTTTCATTGGCCCTGGCATTCCAGACATTCTAGCACAAAAACTTTTACGTCTTTTAGCATCCTTGCTTCCAGCTTTTAGTTTTGATGGTTTAGTAGTTACAGCTGTCTGAAGTTTACTTCCTGGATTAGCTGCTCTATAACTAGCCACACCTTTAGCATTAAGACCTCCTGTTGGGTTCTTACCTTCTTTTCTTTGCCATGCTGGTGACTTTGCCATTTCCTTTTCCTTTATATTTATAATCAGGGTTGTCCTTATGCCATTTCTTTGTAGCAGCTACACCCTGCGCAACTGTCTTGGCTCTACCTTTTGCAGTAAGATCTATTGTATCCCACTGACCTTTATCTTTGGTAGGATGGTTAACCATTATATTGCCAACCTTTCCTTCACCTTTTTTTGTAGTCTTTTTATAGACTACATGTTTTTCTCCACCGGCAGTAACTTTTACTTTCTTTGTTTTTGCCTGTGCCATGATTAAAACTTTTTACCAGCAGCAATGCTGTTAAATTCTTTTGCTTTTTCAGCAGCAAGTCTTTTTACATCATTCATGAGTTTAGCATTCTTCTGAATCTCAGCAGCTCTTTGTAATGTAGACATAGCAGATTCAATTTCCCACTTTCTCATGTCTGCTTTGCTACCACCTAAAATAGAAATACCAACTGAAGAAGATTTCTTAGCTGGTGTTGATTTTCTAGTTGTTGTTTTTCTAATTGCCATTATTTTCTTTTTTTAGTTTTTACAACTCCACCTCTTTTTTGTTTACTAAAAATAGGACCTGGTTTAGAATAGTTACTTGTTCCAAAATAAGTACCATCACCTCCTGGTGCAAAACCTTTTTCTCTTTTAAATCTATTAACTTCTTTATTTTTATCAATTGCCTTACTATAGGTAGCCTCAGCTTTATCATATAAAGCATCGGCTTTTGCTTTATTTGAATTAACAACTTTTTGGGATCTTTGTAATTGATTAACAGCTTTTCTATTAGTTATATTTCTATCAATTCTTTTTCCAGCTAAAGAAACTTTATCAGAAAAAGATGGTTTAGTAGAAGATGATGTGCTTGTAGATGGTTTAGAAGTTTTTGGTTGCATTTCTTCATCATACTTATCTTTTAATTTTTTCCATCTATTCAAATTTGTATTAGGATTAGCCATTTTTTTTGCAATCCTATCTGCTTTGTTAGATCTAGCTGGTACAGTAATACCACTTTGTGCTTTAACTAATTTTTTAACTGGTTTCTTAGCTTTCATCTTATACATTTTTAATTCTTCTTCCCATTCCTACTCTAGACTTCTCTGCCTTTTTAGCAGCTAGTTTAGAAGGAGTTAGTTCATACTTTGTTTTTGGTGTATCTTTAGATACTCTTTTTGTAGGCCGGCAGTATTCATTTTTACCACCGGCACCACAAGCTTTTCCTGATTTAGTATCCTGCCACTTTTCTGCTTGCCATCTTTTTAGCTCTGTACCCTTCTCAGTCTTTCTTACTTGACCTTTACCTTTACGGCATTTGGCAATAGCTTGAGAAGCCCTTGCTGAAGGGAACACGGCATACCGTGCTTTTACACTATGATAGCAAGAATCCTTTGGCATTATGGGTTTGCTTTTTTAGGAGCTTTAGATACACCACCTGAACGTCCTTTAGCTACTTTAGATGCAGAGACTTTAGAGTTAACTCCAGACTTTGTACCTTTTGTACCAGCAGATTTTAATGCAGAAACTTTATTGTTTAAACCAACATAAGTTCCAGTTTTTGTCTTTTTCATTTTATTTAATTTTATATAAATTATTTTTTTCTTTTAACAGCAATCTTCTTACGCATCTTCTTAACTGAACCTCCTCTTCTAAATCCTTGTTCTTCAAATTCCATATCTGCTCTTTCCATTGCACCGATTCCTGATCCAGCATATGGAGTAGGTTTAGGTGTAGGAGAAGGTGTAGGAGTTGTTGTAACTGGAGTTGGAGTAGTCTCAGTTTTTGGCTTTGACAAACTACTTTTACTTATTTCACCAGACTTTAACTTCTTCATCAAAGCAATATTAGAACTTGCTGAACCATCAGTTAATCCTTGCTTTTTAGCTTCAGACCAACTAGTACCAGTTTTTTGTTGCCACAACTGTGATACAGTTGGTTCAGATTTTTTTGGAGGCGTTACAACAACTTCAGGAATAGTTACTTTCTTTCTAATCTCTGGTCTTTTTAAAGATTCAATTTTAGATTTTACTTTTTTAGATTGTCCTTTTTTAAAATCTTCAGTTTTTTTAATTAATTTTTTTACTCCAACTTCAGTGTTCCAATCAGGATTTTTTTCAAGTTTACCAGTCTTAGTATCTAAATAAAAAGCTTGACCAGTTCTTGTCATCTTGTTAAGAAGATCTTTGTTAATAGGAGCTGGTTTTTTAACTTCAGGTTTTTTAGTAACCACCTTTTTAGTTTCTACTTTTTTGACAGTAGCTTTAGGTTTTTGAACCGGAGCTACTTTTTTAGTAGGTGCAGCTGGTTTAGTTTTAACGCTATAATAATCTGCAGGCCTTGCACCAGTAGCTACATCAAGAAAACTATTACCTGTTACTTTAGGTTTACTAGGTGTAGTTTGTTTTTTAGTTTCTACTTTTTTAACTACTTTCTTTTTATCTGAAGTTTTAGATGCCATGCCATATGGCTTTTTCTTAGAATCAGAAGGTTTATTAACTACTGGTTTTCCATATTGATCTTTAACTGTTGTATCATATAAAGATGGTCCAGATTTTTTATTTTCAACCTTTTTCTTAGGTTCCACCTTTTTCTTAGATGCATCAGCTTTAGGTTTTGCTTTTACATTTACTTTTGGCATACTAAAACCTTTATAAGAATTTAGTTGGCTTAATATATAAGCATTTCCGGCATTAGATTTTTTTTTGGCCATTTTATTTTAATTTTAACTATTCCATAATTTCTCAACAGAAGCTGTAAGATCCTTAAGAACATCCTCATTAAGTGGGTTCTTTAAGTACTCTACAACATCAGCTACATTTCTACCAAGTAAGCTATTTGACTTAGCATGATAAATATGACCATCTGCCTTATTAATAATATACTTAAAAAATACGGAATCTCTAACAACTGATTTAATTTTTAGTGTCTCCATATCCATATTTACTGCATCCATGAAAGATTTAGCTGCTCTTTCTTTGTTGCTTTCTCCTCCTTCACCATTTATGTACATATCCATGTTCTCATAAATGACATCATTTGGTGTATGTTTTCTATACTGTGTGCTATTAATATCTACTACTTTAGCAACATAGAATAGTTTTGTACTGTTCTTATCAAATAACTTCTGTAATTCAGAAAGTGCTTTATTACGCATTTTCTTGTACTCAGTTCTGATCATTACAGTTTCTTCTTCTTTATCTAAATAAAACTTAGGCGGTTTAGCTTTTGATCTTGCATCTTCATAGCTCTTTGCTACAATTGAAAATCCTCCAGCTTCAATAGCATAAATTTTAATTCTATCAAAAGGATCTTTTGGATCAAGATAAACTGGCTCATTACCACATTTTAAATCTATCTTATTCCAGAAGTCTTTATTATTTGGATTAAGTAATTTTACTTTATTCCAAAATTCTTTGTCTTCAATATCTACAACATTTGCTGCTAGTTCTCTTTCTAGCTCAGCAACTGCTGTTCTGATTTCTCTAACCTTAGCTTCTTTTTGGTCTGTAGGCAAAACTCTAATCTCAGGTGCAAATTCATTTAAACCTGTGATATATCTAATTACTCCATTAACCTCTAAGCAAGCTAACTGCTCATGGTGCTTAACACCATCAAATAATACCTGTTGGTAATTCTCTAATCCCATGTTAGAAGAATTACTATCAAAGAACGTTCTAATAGCTATGGCTGTTTTTCTGCTGGTGGCAGCCTTATTAATTTCCACCATTGTAAATCCTGTAGTTTCCATTTTTTGTTGGTTTTAAAATTTAAAAATAAGTAAAAAGAGGGAGCTATTACACTCCCTCTCATACTTTGATCTATTATAGAGAGCCTCCAGTGATTGGGTTTCTCATAACAATTTTCAAGACTTTAGTTGGATCTTTAACCCAAATAGCTGGCATTGTTTGAGACATCATCACACGGTACCCGTTGAATTGTCCAGAAGACTGGAACCCTTGAGTTCTACCCATGTAGTCCATAGTACCATTTTGATACCACCACTTCAATTGGTTATCCCAAGAAAGTTTCAACATAAAGATGTTATCATTAGTGTTATCTGTGATATCAAAGATAATAAAGCTGTAAGAAGATAATGGGAAACCATCAATGATTGGGTTCTCAATATCATTTGTATGAACATTGTCAAATGCTGGGTTAAGAACAAACTTAACATTTGCCAAGAATGGAATTACATATGAAGTATAAGCAAATCCAAAGTTCAAGTCCATACCTTTACCAGTGATAGCACCTATATCAGCAGCCTGAATTAACAAACCTGAAGAGATAGCTTCTTGCTTAATGGCCTCATTAACCATACGCATACCACCCATACCAGTTTGTACAATAAGAGATCTTTTTGGATCTGGTCCTTGGAACTCAACCTTACCATTGAAGAAGTTATAGATTTCTCCACGGAATAAGTCAAGAGTAAAGTTATTTTTGTTGTATACTCTTTTGAACGCATTGTTCAATTGTTGCCAAAGTCCAACAGATAATCTGATATCATCTGGACCATCTTGCTTAACTTTACCTCCTTGTCCCCACATTAAGTAAGTCTCAATGTCAGTTGCAATTTTAGAAAGGTGAGCTGCTTCCATGTTTGTCAAGAAAGTTCTAGACAAATCTCCGTTATCAAATGCTTTCTTAACAGCATCTTTACCCATAACTTTAACCATATCCTCTAAAGATGTGATTGATGGGTCTAAAGTGTTTTTATCAAATGTTCTCCAGATCTCAGTTACAGGAACTGTACCATCTGCATTCATACCACCTTTGATCATTAAGTCTGCTCTAGAAGAGATAGAATAATGTACGTGAGCTTCTGCACCACCAACAAAGTTATAGTATTCACGGAAACCTGCTTGAGTGATGATATCAGAGAATCTCTCACCATACTCACCTCTTGCAGAACCTTTTCTGAATAATCTTGTACCATTAGCCAAATACTTGTTATCCAAATATTTAGTGTTGTCATTGTTTACAAGTTGAACAGTATAGACAAAACCATCACCTAATGGAAAGATATCCTCATCTGTAATATACATTTCCACACCATTGTATTTGTCATAAGTGATGATATCACCATGTCCAAACTCTCTGCGGCTAATTTTAATTTTGAAGGTTGTACCATCAACACCTTTAAAAGCATTTAGTGGTTCAATATCTTCAATTACATATGGAAGATCTGTAGAGACTGGAGTCTGCCACTTGTACTCTCCACGAGCATTGTCAACCATAATTACATTTTTGCCACCAAAGCTAGAAAGCTGGTAAAGCGGCATTTCTACTTTCTGAGCCATAGCCCATAAATCAACTGGACCTAAATCCATAGGTTCAGCATCTTTTAACATATTCACTAAGTGATAAGAGTCTACATGCGATGAAGCTTGGTAGGCTGTATCTCTTAGGAATATCCCATTGTTTAAAATTGGAGTTGCCATTTTTATATTTGTTTTATTTGTTACTTAATTAAAATCTCTTGAACATATTAGTTCTTGAGATGGTTTTTTGTGGTTTACTAGTTCTAGTCTTAGCATCATACTCTCTGTCATCATTTACAGAAGATGTGATCTTTCTTGACTGTTCTGTCTTTAATTGTCTTACTGTTTTCTCTACAGCTTGTTTAGTTCCTTGATCCTTAATTTTAGATTTATATCCATCTGGATCTGCAAGTAACCAAAGTGCTTCTGCAATAAGATCATGTCTTGGTTCTACAAACTGATACTTCTCTAATAAGTGTCCAAGTAAGTTAGTTTGTTTACCAGAAATAGAAGGGTAGTTAGGTTGAACTAATCCTGAGTATAACATACTTTGTACTTTTCTATCAAGTTTAATTCCACCAATTTCACCATTTGCTAAAGTTCCATATACATTATCTGTGTATTGTCTAGCAGCTTGCTCTTGTTGTTGTTTCTTTACTTCTTGCTCTGCAAGTTGTCTAGCAACAATCTCTTCTTGCATTCTATCTAACTTTGGTTTAAACTGATTAGCTTTTTGACCAAGCTTATCCATATCTTTCCAGTCATTAATTTCTTCTTCAATTTCTTCTGGAGTTCCAAAGTTTGTAGTAAACAAGTATTGTCTTGCAATTTCTTCCTGGTCATATTCATCATTTGGATCTAACTCTCTCATCTCCTCTACATGAGCAAGAGTTCTAAATAGACCCTTAAGATCTGTACCACCATCTGCTACATATTTAGCAGCATACTGAAGTTCTTCTGGTAATGCATTAAAGAACTCTTTTGGAGTATTCTCTCTAACTGCATTTTCTCTTTCTTGGAAGTTTGCTTCAAATAGTTCACGGAAATCTTTTGTAGTATACTCCTCTAATGGTTTGTCATCATCAAAAGGTACTAAAGATCCTTCCTCAATCATTTTAGATGCTAACTCTGCTAGACCTGATTTATCAACCTTTGGTCTGCCTTTGTTACCAGCATCTTCTTCTTGAGTAATTAAACTATCTAACTCAGCAATAGTTTCTTCTACTTCTTCTTTCTTTGCTACTTCTTCTTTAGAAGTAGGCTTGTCAAGGAACGATGTGTCTACATTCTCTTTAGAGAACATAGACTTAGGTTTTTCTTCATCTGCTGGGAGCATTACATTCTCTGCTCCTGGCATTCCAAACATCTCATCAATGTTTACATCTATCTGTTCTACCTTTGTGGTAGCTTGCACTTGGTCTTCACCAAGTACTTTGTCTAATTCTTCCATGTTTGTTGGTTTTGTTTATAATTTAATATAAGCAATAAACTTGAAAAATTTATAATAAGAATATTTATTTTTTGCACTATATGGCTAAGTGCTTATTCTTTTTCTTTATTCTTATTCTTACTATCAAATTTATTCTTATTTTCTCTTGCTATCTGTAGCTGTTTATCTGCTATTTCTTTTTGTGCTTGAAGTTTTTCCCTTTCAATATCCATCTTTTGAGACTGTCTCATATTCTCATTAACCTGCTTTTCTCTTTGCAAGCTAGTTTGTTCTTGATATTGTTCAGAAGATCTAATCTCTTTCATTTGATCTGCATAGTCTGACATCTCATTCTTATTAACATCAGCCATAGATCCATATCCAGCAGCTCTAATTTCAGCAACCAAGATATCTCTTTGTCTATCTTTTTCTTTCTCAGCAGCTTGAGCATCAATCTTCATCTTCTCAATTTCTTGTTGAGATTTAGTTTGTTGTTCTTGCATTTGCTGTTGTTGTTGCATTTCTTGTTGTTTCAACTGTGTCTGTTTATCTTCAGATGACTTAAGAGCGTTATTAAGCTCAGCAATTGAATCAGACTGAACAATCTTACCTAGATCATAAATAGATGCCCCTGTGGTATTATTTTGCATTGCCATTTGTTTTAACTGTTCAAGAACAGCTCTATGGTTTGCAGTAGTACTACAGAATATATTAAGATCTCTCATCAAAAGATCTGTACCATTAATTTGAAAATTAACTTTTTCATCTGCTGATGTAGTATATGTTAATCTTGCAGATGGTTTAGTTGCATTATAATACTGTGCCAAGTCAGTTCTCATTTGGTGAACTCTTGGCATTAAGTAATCAGCATGTTGTATAAAGAATACTTCTGTCTGTGCATATGATGAAGAAGTTGCTTGCTCAATACCGGTAGCTGTCATTTGTGATAACTGCTGACCCATTCTTTGAGCATTAACACCAATTACTTCATAAGCTTGTTGCTTAAAGTGATTAGCCAACTGAATCCTTGACATTAATCTTTCTGTCTGAGATAGATCTAGTTTTTGGAAGTGTTGGAAGTTAAGAGCATTTTCTGTATTAGCAATAGATGTATCTAATGGTAACATCTGGAAATTCTTCATTGCTACATAAGCCTTAGCATAGTTACCTTTACCCCAGTCTTCACCAAGTGAATGTTTAGGTAAAGTATTCTGGTCTAACATGATAATAGTACCAAGCTCATCTACTAAGATATCTGCTATCTGATTATTTACAATGTTATATCCAATCTGGTATGGTTTCATTAAGTCTATTAAAGCTGTAGACTTAGTATTTCTATCTGAGAATACTGCTCCTTCTACAGGAAGCTTACATCCATACAAGCTTTGATCTCCTTTGAATTGGAATCTTAATGGGCCAATTTTGTTTCTCTGGATACCAATATAGATAGGTGAGAATCCACCAGGATTATTCATACCCCAGAAAGATGGAATGTTTGGTCCAATCTTAATGCCACCCCATACTTCATTAATCCAGATCCAGTCTATGTGTTCACCAAATGCTAAATTATCTTTTGTCTTATTCTTAAATAATCTAGTATCATAGATTGGCTTATCTGTAACTTGGTAGTCTTCTGTTACTACTTCATTAGTAACTTGACCATCTTCAGTTATTTTAGTAAGGTGACCTACTTTTCTTTGAGACTTCCAATATGCTTGGGTTACTCTAAGTAAGTATGCTGTACCTTGATCAAAGTAATCTTCTCCCTGTGATAGTATCTGATTTATAATATCACCACCATCAGTAATTGAATTTGCTCTAGCTGTAGTATATTGTCTATATGCAAGAGAAGGCATATTAACATTCCACTCATGAGATTTTGTTCCATCATAATATGTACCGTCATTTTGATAACCACCAACTATATAACCACCTGATCTAATAGGATATACTGCTTCAAGAGCTTTTAACTGCTCCTCACTCATTATATATCCAAACTTATCTATTACATCAGATACTGTAAACATGTCTATTTTACCTACCCAGTTTCCTTGAGAAATATATCTAGCATCTGGAGACTTGTGATAGAAAGTAACTACTGGATTCCATAGTTCTACTTCATAGTCATCTTCTAACATATTAAAATGCCAGAACTCTCTATCTGTAATAAGCATATCTCTAAATGCTCTTTCTTCAAGCTCATCCATCTTAAACTTCTCAACATCTACTCTATGTTGGTGAGAAGCCCATTGCTCTATCATTGATCTATAATCTTTCTTAAAGAAAGCTTCTATCTCAGGAAGTGTTTTAAGATTTTCTGGAGATGTTTGTTGCTGTGCCTCTTCAGAATTTGGATCTAATCCTTGCTCTAATAATGCAGTAACAATTTTCATTTGAGCATCTGCTAGAAGAGTTTCTTCAACCATCTTTCTTTTTTCTTCTAGCATCTCATTATATGAAAACTCATCTACTGCTCTATATGTAAGTTTGGTTGATCTCTTAGCAAATTCAGATACAAGAACATTAATAACATTTGGGATAATAGGGTAGAACTTTAACTCTAATGCTGTAGCTTCTTCTCTTGTAAGTAATTCTACAATGTCTTTATATTCATTATTCTCTTCAATGATATAATCTGTTCTATCTATAATACCTTTTGCAAGCTTATAGTTTTTCATTAGTCTTCTAGCATTTCTTCTGATTTGCTTAAGACCATTCCATTCTAACCAGTCTAAGTTCCAAGCAGCCCATTCTTCATCTTTATCTTTTTTAGATAAAAACTGCAAAGGCTGGGTAACACTACCCATCCTGTTTTGATCTACCTTAGCACCTTTCTTTAACTGTAATGCGTTATATACTTGCATAGTTACTTTATATTTTTAAATGGTGATTTTTTAAATACTGAACCATTTGTTAATCTACCGTTGTTACCCATATGCCTAAATGGACTACTATTTAATTTAAACAAATTTTCTGACTTTTGCAAGTTTTTAGCAGCATCATCCATAACAGTTCTCTTTGCATAACCTCTATTAGATTGTTGTATTCTCATGAATGCAACTAATGCTGTAAATGCTACAAGTCTATCCACGTTAACTCCATCTGCATATTCTTGCATTTCTTTAATTAACATGGGGTCAGGAATTCTTTCTATTCCATACTTAGTTCTTACTATTGTACCATCAGATTTTGTTTCTACATCTAACTCTTCCTTACAGTATTCAATAGCATAACTTAATAAATGTCCTTTAAATAATGTACCGGTGTTTCTCCAACCATACTCCTGGTAAACGTTAGTGTTTGCCCCTAAGTCTTTTAAGAACATAATCTGACCTTTTGGTACAAGATATCTTTGCTTCTTTCTAGATATCATGTATTGTATAAACAAAGACACGTTACTTTCTATAAGTGCCCATGCATTATACCATTCTATTATTAGCTCTAATCTCTGGTGTGTTTTATTGATATCATCAAATCTACCACACCAAGCAGCTACTATTCTATCTTGTTCTATATATGTTTCTGTTTCAGGACCAGTAACTTTAGTTACTTCTACTGGAGCTTTCATTATATATATGGAACACAATGATTCTGAGGTAGTTGTCTTTCCTTCTGACACGGGGTCAATGGATGCATAGTATTGTCCAAAGGTTGGATCCTTAATTGGTCTTTCCCATACAACAAGGGTTCCTGTTTTATCTTCTAGTTTCTTAGACACAGGGAATTGCATAATTGGTAACTTATTAGTTTCCTTTACTTTAGGTTTCCCATTCTCATCATAGAATATATCTAGAAATTCATAAGCATATTCTTTCTCATCTATTCTTCTTTGTTGTGCTGCAACAAGATGTGGTGGGAATATAGATACAGATCTGTGAGCAAATGCTTCTTCAATATTTCTAGGGTGCTGAGATATCCTTAACTGGTAATCTTCAGGAGATAAATCTTTCTTCCATTCTTCAAATTGTTTATCTAATGCTTCTAATGCATTTTCTACAAGTGAATTACCATATGGATCTATATGTGGAGGCATAGACCATTGCTCAGGAATAAACAAACCTGAGAGACCTTCTGTATTATTCTTATCAATAAGATTTGTTTCTACTGCATAGATATCTTTAGATGTAGGATTTAAGATCATATCCTTAAGTGGATTACACTGAGATAAATCCCCCACAGATCCTGCAGCTATAAACATACCTGTAGTAATTAAACCAGATCTCATTGCTGGTCTCATATACTCATATGTTTGATCCATCTTTGGTGCAATACCAGCTTCCTCATGAAAGAAGAACTTTACCGGACCCCCTACACCATTTGTTGGATCTTTCTCAAATGACATACCTTGCATTGTACCTTTGAGACCAACTTCATTCTTTCTATCCCCTTTCCTTACTTCAATCTTCTGTTGCCACATCATTACTTTATGTGGAGTCATTGGTCTATACCATGCAGTATGCTCATTTAAGAAAGCAGCATATTCATCTAAGAACTTCCATGAACCTTTCTCATTTATATAGTCTTTTAGACTTGCTCCTATCTTCAGAGTAACCCCAGCCTCAAACCAAATTTGATTTAATAGCTTAGCCATGTGAAAATAAGAAGAGGCTATCTGACGTTTTTTAAGAATAGCTACATGCTTAAAGTTGAGCTCTGCCAATAGTTCATAGAGGGCCATGTGATACTGGGCATCCCTGATTTTAGCAAAGTCAAAAATTTGTTGCTCCTTATCAAATATTGGTAAGAAATTAAGCCACATGTAGTAATCTCTTGTAAGATACCAAGTTCTTTCTCCTGATTTATAGATAACTCCTCTTCTACATCTAAGCTTTTGGTCATCCCAGTAATTGATGAAGTCTTTGGACTTAAAGGGAGAGTCGCAGTAATATCCATTTTCTCTGAACTTTCTTGATTCAGAATTAAATAATAAGCTAGTTTCATCAAAATTATATTTACCGGGTTCATCAAAAATATCTCTTACAAACTTGGCAAACTCTTCTCTTGAAGAAAAGTCTGTAACAGTCCAAGTTCCATTGTCATAGGTTGGTATGTTTTCAAATATCTCCATTACTGATCATATGCCATTCCAATACCACCTCTTACTCTACTAGATTGTTCTTCTTGTAGATCTTTATATGCACCTTTAAATGATGCTCTAATTGCCTCATAGTTCTTAGCAGCATTTACTAAAGCTGTAATATTACCATCCCGCCCGTGTGTAATAGGTGTAGTTTCCATATATCTACCTAATCTATCTAACATGGATGCAATACCTTTGTATGCTCTGGATGTAGGTGTTTCATACATTCTCTGGCAAAACTGTAATGCTATGTATATATCTTGATCTTCAGTAGAAAACTCTGCGTCTATTTGTTCTAGAATTAAAGACTCCTTATCTAAATCCGGTGTATAGAAAAATGGATTTAAGTCTGGATTAGGACATGTCATATAAAACAAGTACTGATATATCTTGATGTAATCATCAGGATAGTTATCCATAACTACCTTAAGTGCCTTTAAGGTATAGCAATGCTCTGTTGGAATTACTTTACCATTCTGTATGTCAAATAGTTTTACAATCATTTCTTTTTAATTTTATCTTTATTATCATGTATGTAATGCATAATAGCTGTTACTTCATCTTTTAGATATGGTATCTCCATTTGTACTACATCTTTAACAATTGGATCTCCATTGTCATCATAGCTTGTTAAAGGATACCCATATCTATCTTCCCCCTCTGTCTCAAATAGTATATGATGGATAAACATTTTCCCAGGTTGCAATTTAGGATTGTGTTTTAGTATCATATACATATAGATACTTAACTGTAAACTGTAGTGATTAAAATTACAGTCATCTAATGTAGATACAGGAGAGAGTAGCTTTTCAGAAACTCCCTCCCAATCTTTGTAAGATTCAGTCTTAATCTCTTTATTAGTTTTGTAATCAATAATGTTCACTTTACCATTAACTACTTCTACGAGATCTGACTGACCACAGATGCCTGCTGATTTAAGATAAACCATATGCTCTGGATACACGCCTGGTTCTAATTTTTGTAAAGGAGCTGTCTTAATTCCATTTGCTAAATCATTAGGTTTAAACACTGGAACTGTAACACCTTCTCTTTCTATTGAAGCTAAAGAACATAAGTCAGCTTCTCTTTGGTTATGATAGAATGTTCCAAGAGTAACTGCTCTTTCTGATTCTGCATTCCAAATAGATATAATATCTTTTGGTGAAAAGCCATACCACTTAGATCTCTTATTCTTGCATACCTTCTTTGCAATCTTCTCTGCATCAAAAGGTTTTTTAAAATGAGATACTAGTGTAGTAACACTTATCCAATTAATTTCTGACCCATCATTGCTCTTATAGCTATGATCTTTGGCATTAAATACTATACTCATAGTTTCTCTAATTCTTCTTCTTGTTCTTCAGTAATTAAAGCATCCCATTTACCCAATGGACATGAAGCTGCTAATGATCTAGTTTTAAATGTAAGTGAACACCCACATTCATTACAGCAAGGAGCTGTACCTTTTACTGCACACTTCTTACCTTTACTAGGACACTCATCACAGATGTCATATCTAAGTCTAGATATTTCTTCTACTGTCTCATCTCTAATTACAGAGTTCTTGATACCTTCAAGAATCTGTGATCTGTTTTGCCAAATAAGATTAAGTACGTTTTTCATTATTCTTGGTTTTTAAAAATTCTTCTTTCCTATTATTTACTTGTTCCAACTTAGAGCTTAACTTTAGTAATAGCTCTAGTTTGTTTTCCATTGCCTTTTTATTATGGTATGCTTTGAATGTAGAAGTATCATGATTATCAAGTGATTTAGTTATCTTATCAATTGAACCTGTTACTGCTTTTGGTTTTGCTACAAACTGACCAAGACCATCTATGTTTATTCTTGGATATTCTAGATTGGTAAGTAGCTTTCTAACATCTTTATAATAAAACTCTACTAAGTCTTCAACTAAATCTTTTTTAATGTTTAGATCTTCAGATACTACATCATAGATTCTTTTAGCTTTCCTTGGATTCATCCCCTAAAAATTTGTAATCTAAAAGAATAGTTCCTTCTGTCTGAATCTTTAAATCTGGATTTAGTTTAATTAACTTTTTGTTAGATGCATCTTTAATTACCAGATTGTTTTTCTCAGCTTTATTTACACTGTTCCTAACAGTCTGTGGAGATTTAAAGATTGGCTCTTCATCTGAAGATGCATCATAACAAAAGTCTGTTAATTCTATTGGTTCATTGAAACTTAGTAAAGTCAAGCAATTAAGATCTGAGTCACTAAGATTAATTCTCTTAATGTAGCAGTGTGTAAGAATCTGGAATTTAACCACATCCCATTTGGGCATTCTTACTTTTTTCTGTACTTGATTTACTATAGCCATGATTACCCTCTCTTAAGCTTTCTGCCTTCAGATTTAGTTGGTTCAGAAGATTCTTCTTGATCATCACCTTCTTCTTGTGGAGGATTCATCATCATAGCAAACTGATATTGAATACTAGATCTTTTAAATCTTGTTTCATCAATTTCTAAAAGCATTTTTTCATAATCTAGTTGAGCTTTTAAATATGGCATAGAGTTTCTGTAAAACTCAAGCATCTTTTCTTTTTGCTCTTCTAATTGTTCTGGAGTCATCTCCATTTCTGGTTGTTGGTTTGTTGTTTCCATAAGACGTTAATTTATATTAGTTTACACAAATATATATAAAATAAGTTTAAATAAAACAAGTTTAAATAAAAAATCCAGGCATAGTATATACCTGGATCACCTTACTTACAGAAAAGTAATTTATTTTTTTCTTTTTGCTACTGAACCGCCTTTAGACATGCTTGACATCCAAGTTCTACCAGGAGCTGGTCCTGTTCTAGATCTTGTAGTTTTTCCTCTTAGAGTTCTAGTCTTACCACACTTAGGTCTTCCAGGTCCACAACTTTCTTCTGTTGACATACCTAATGCAGCTTTTTTAAGTTTTTTAATAGAACCACCATCTCTTTCTATTCCTAATTTCTCTTTAATTTTATCTTTATTCTTAAGAGCTAATCCACCAAGTACACCAGCTGCAACACCACCAATAATTTTTCCTACAGGAATTTTACTAGCGGCAGCTCTTCTATTATTAACTCTATTAGCTCTTTTATGACCACATCCTGGTTTTCCTGGCCAACAATTTTCATCTGTTGCACCACCAACTTTCTTAATTGGAGTTAATGTAGTTGTGCTTTTAAGATTTCCAGATCTATCAAATCTTTTTTTCTCTTTCTTTAAAACTGTACTACCACCCATCATACCACCTTTTGGTGTATAATAATTTGCATAGTCAGTTGTAACAACTTTCTTAGGTGTTACTCTATCTTTTCTGTAAACAGTTTTAGTTTCTGTTCCTAGTGTAGATTTTTTGTCAGAGCTTTTAATGTCAGTTTTTTTGACTACTCTTTTTCTAGATGGATTAATTGGATCTGCCATGATTACCGATTTTTTATAGTTAAGTTTAATATAGTTAGTAAGTAAAAGTTTCTGGATATATCTATCTCAAATGATAAGAAGTCTAATGAAGAGATTCTTACTCTAATCATTATTTTATCCCATTGTTTTGTGGATGATTTCCAAGAGTTTCTAAATTTCATTTTATAGGTTTTTTAACATGTCTATTACTTTAGGATCTGGATACATATCACTCTTATCTTTTCTAACAGAGTTATGTGTATAGATTCCAGGAACCCCTTTAAATGCTTCTCTATCAATTGCCCAGATTTCTGATCTATAAGTCTTAGGAATATCATATGTTTCACATAAGTATTCTACTAGTTGTCTTAGAGATTCAATCTGTGCATCTGAATATTTGTACCAATATTTAGTACCTTTAAATGGTGTCTCAAGAGTTGTTACATTCTCTGGTTTAACTACACCATTTACATAGTTATAGTATTTGCCATTGCGGAGTTTTAATGGACCCCAATTACAAACTTCTATACCTACAGAAAGTTTATTTAAGTTCTGATACTTTGCACCATTCTTAGTAAAGTCTTCTGAATCTATACCTAAATGCCAAGCCCAATGTTTAGATGAGAAACATTGTACAATGTCCCCATTCTCACCAATAACAAATGCAGTTGCTATTCTTGTATCATTACTATTCCAGTATCTTGATACAGCTACTGCATTGCCTCCACCTGCTGTATGATGTAGGTAGATTTGTGTCTTCTTAGACTCTTCAGCATAGAACTGATCTTTGTCTAATCTTGCTTGAACAATTTTATTAATATCCAGTTTCATTAGTTCTTGATGTCTTTGTAAGTGTCTGATGCGTCTTTTAAACCTTTTCTTAATTTCTTTACAGTATCACAAGTTTTTCTAAGTACATTGTTTCCGGTAATATCAAACCAGTTTTCATTAATAGAAGCTAGTTCTATAATTGAGAATATGCCTAGTAGGA